CCTGTATCAAAAGATATTTGACCACTCATATAAAGGGTCAAGTTAGATTGGTTAACCCATCACACTGGAGTGTAGTGTCCATGTTACCAACTGCACAATTTAAGAAATTTAACGTTAACACGGTGTACGCCGACAGCAGGAAACAATTCTAATGGCAAGTATAGACGAAATCAAATACAATTTTGACACTGGTGCAAGAGCAAATATGTTCTCTGTATCCATTCATTGTCCCAAACTCTTTGGTACAGCCATTGACGCTCTTAGAGTAGAGACATGTTCTTTACCAGGCCGTAAACTCGAAACCCAAGCTTGGTCTGAATATGGAATGACTAGAAATCTTCCAAACGGTGTAGTAACAGACGATGGTGGTGAAATGACAATGTCATTCATTTGTGATACATCTTTTGCAGATCGGTTCATCATTGAAGCATGGCAGAGTGAGATATACGGTGGTGCTGGAGTAGATGTTGAAAGGGGTAATAGTATACACCCTATTATGAAGTTCTACAACGATTATATTGGAACAGTGCATATCAATACCTTAAGAAAGGATGATAAGACCTCACTGGAGTACACTATACATGAAGCATATCCAGTCTCCTTTGAGAAGATGGAGTTATCTACTGAGTCTGCAGATATATTAAAATTTTCAGTGACATTCAATTTTAGAACATGGGAAAGCAAGTATGTTCCTGCACCTAAGTTGTCTGCACTAAATAAAGGTAGAAGAGTATTAGATGCTCTTCAAGAAGGACTAAAAGTGGGTTCACGATTTAATAAGAAGTCAAAAAAATTCTTAGATAAGGTGAACAAACTAGACGGTACTGCCACAAGGTTACAAACACTCCTTGGTGGCAATGGTTAATTACAATATGGAGTAGATTATGGGATTACCAATCCAAAAAGCACCTAAGTTTAAGTGCGAATTAAGTGGAGGAAAGGTCGTTGAATACAGGCCATTTCTTGTTAAAGAACAGAAGTATTTATTGATTGCAAAAGAGAGTGAAGATAACTTAGAAATTCTCGAAGCAATTAAACAGTTGGTTACAGCAGTTACAGACGGAAAAGTAAATTCCGATGAACTACCAATATTTGATTTAGAGTATTTATTTTTACAGATACGAGCTAAGTCGGTAGGAGAATCGGTTACGATTTCTCTTTACTGCAGAGAGACGGATTGTAATGGAAGTGGTTCAACAAGTGTAGACTTGAGTACTGTGGAAGTTGCAGAAGCTGTTGTTGTTGATAACAGGTTTGAATTGAATGAGACACTAGGTGTTACTCTTCGATTCCCAACCACTCGACAACTTGCTATGGTTGACCAAAAGAAAGATGATGGGGATAAGATAATTGAACTGTTGAAATTCGGAATTGAAAGCATCTATGATGAAGAATCCGTATATGAAGCAAACGATATATCTGATACTGAGATAGTGGAGTTTATTGAAAACTTAACACTAGACCAGTTAGAATTGTTAAGTGGGTATTTTGAAAGTATCCCTACTATTCAAAAAGAAGTAGAGTTTAAATGTGACAGCTGTGGTCAACAACAGTCGTCAATACTGAAAGGACTAGCTAGTTTTTTTTAATAGCTCTTTCCCATGAAAGCTTGGTGAATTATTATAACACCAACTTCCAGTTAATGCAACATCATAAGTATTCATTAACAGAGTTGGATAATATGATGCCTTGGGAAAGAGAGATATATATGAGTCTTCTCCTACAATGGTTGGAAGAAGAAGCAGAACGACAGAAGGAACGGAATAGAACCTAGATTATGTGATACATTATGTTTTCGTGAAGTGATTTTATTAATTTTATTATATAGAGGATTAGAAAATGACGGAAGAAAAAGAAGACCATTCGAGTAACGAAGTCGAGATAGACTTAGATAAGTACATGGCACTTATCGAGAAACTGGATGAACAAGAAGATACAATTAAGGAGATGAAAGAGGATGCTATCAAGGCACGGAATCAGCTTGCTCCCCCTAAACGAAAGTTTATGGATTTGTTCTTAGACGATAATGACATTAATGAAAAGGCAATCATCGGGTTTATCTCGTTTTTCTTAATGACAGTATTTGGACTAACCGACTTAATAACTGCGTTAGCATTTGATATGGACTTAAAGGTATCTGAGACTATCTACACATCATTCGTTGTAGTAACACTAGGTGCATTCGGAATATCAGAAGCTGGTAAAGCTTTTGGTGGAAAATAAATAAGAGAAAGAAATGGCCACTTCGGAAGACAAAAGACTACAAGCTAAACGAGAAGCAGACTCTGCTAAAAATTTAGCAGCTGCAGCTAAGCAAAGGAAAGCAAACGAAGAAGTTACTGAGGCAACGAAACCCTTATCCAATTCATTAAAAAATCTTGTGGAGAAGATGGGGTCTACTGATAAACAACTTCAAGTAACTGTTGCAGGATTGTTAGCAAATGGTAAGGAAAGTTTTAGTAGTGCCTTAGCTGCAAGGAAAGTAACGCAAGCTTGGAAGGCCATTAATAGTGACGGAGAGATGCAAAAGCAACAAGGTCTTAAAGCTCAAGCCAATGCAGCTATTGAAGCATCATTAGAGGCACAAGAAAAACTACTTCAAGATCAGAACACGGCCGTGATATCTGCACGTGAGTCTAATGTAGAACTTGCCCGTCTACTTGGAGAGGACAAAGAGATAAGAGATAGGGAACAGAAACTAGTAGATGGTGGACTCGATGTAGTCGAAGCAAGACTAATAACCGAAAAGGAACTAGGACAGAACCTACAAGAAATAACAACAAAAGAACAATCCATACGAGACTTGTCCAATAGTGAAATTGAAAAACAAGTTAAAATCACCGAAGAACATACGGCGAATCTAGAAAAAGCAACCGATGCTGAAAACATTAGACGTGAAAAACTTAATGACGACTTAGTTGAGACCTCCAAAAGTGGGGGGTTCGACAAATTCACAGGAAGTATAAAAACTCTGACTGGTGGACTAATTGATATTGCAACTCCCCTTGACGCTGCAACGAAACAGTTTAATGCAATGAAGGATTTAGGTTCATCTATTGCTGATGGGTTCGGAAAACTAAAAGGTGCTACCACTGGTGCGTTCAACTCTCTTGTTGGTGGTGCTGAAAACCAAGAAGATGCAAATGATTCTCTTGTAGAGTCTACCGATGAATCTACTAAAGGTATGATGAAGAATGCAGTCATACAGAGTTCAATCGGAGGGAAGTTAACTAAAATGTTAGCTGGTTTAACATTAGGCCTGGTCATGGTAATGGCAGGAATACTCCTACCCCTTATTGCTATTGGAGCTGCATTCTTTCTCATCAAAGAAGCATTAGAAAGATTTGAATTTGCAGGTGTTGGTGCTGGAATTAAACAGGGTTTTAAATCTATCGGTACAATGTTAAAGAGCTCAGGAAAGTTAATCAGTAGTGGTATGGCAACAGTCAGAAAAGGATTGGGACTTAAACCGAAGAATGCAGTACCGAAAGTAACAGACCCTACAAAACCAAAAGTACAACTACGTCAACCAAAAGGGGCAATAGACCCTAAGACTGGTAAGGCCATTGGCGGTCAGTTTATAAAAGAAGGTGATGGAGTCATCAAGGAAGTGGCTAAGGTTGCAACCAAATCTTCAGGGTTCTTTGGTGGTCTCAAGGCATTAGCAAAAGGTGTTGTTAAGAAACTTCCTATAATCGGGGCAGCCGTAGAAACTGGTATGGATGGATTTGATCAGTTTGATAAGATGGGTGACCTAGAAGAAGCTCGTAAAAACGGAACTCTAATGAAGAAGGATGACAAGACTGGTGAAGAACGTGAGTACACGGATGAAGAGTTCGAAGGATTAAAGAGTGCATTTAAAGCAAACTTAGCTGGTTCAGTTGGTAAAGGTACTGGTGCATTAGCAGGTGCAACAACTGGAGCTGCAGCTGGAGCTGCATTGGGTAGTGTTGTCCCAGTTGTTGGAACCTTTATTGGTGGAATACTGGGAGCAGTCATCGGTGGATATCTAGGTGGAAAAGCAGGAGATGCTATTGCTACTGGGTCAGCTGAAATGATTATGGATGGTGAGGGTAACTCTCAAAAGATTCTAGATGATGCAGCTGCAAGTATTAAGAAGGTTGACCCCAACTCTGCAAAAGCTCTTGCCGATGGACAAGTTAATCTAGATGATCAGAAGCAGACTGCTACTCAAGTTGCCATGGCCAACACATCCAACGTGATCTCTCAGGATAGTAATTCGACTGTGATACAAAGTTACTCACAGAAGGCAAGTGATGGTGGTTCAACTGTAAATCTATTGAACCCTATTCTTACTTAACAGTCGGTATGTCGTAAGACATCTAACTTAAGACTTGTCTTCCTATCGTATTTTGTTTTGTCCGAATGGACTTGTGATTTAGAATGAGGTGGAGTCACCTTTCTAGTTTTAACTTCAATTTTTTTGCCAAAGATCGTATCCCAGTTATCTGTATAACCAGTTCCCGATTCGGGTCTCCTCTTGGAACCCTTTCCACCATGTGTTGAACTCATGATTATCTAGCACCTCTTCTCCGTACTGGTTGCAATCTTTTCTTTGCTTCCAATTTCTTTGTTCTCTTTAACTGTTGATTCTTTTGATTCTTCACAGCATTAGGTTTATCAAAAAACTGTCGTTCTCTAACCTCTTGAACAATACCTGCGTTGTCACACTCCTTCTTGAACCTGCGTATAAGTTGATCAAACCCCTCTACGTTTCGATTCTTCGGATTTACTTTTGGTGTTACATTCGGCATAATTTTCTACTGGTTAAATTCTTAAATAAGTGAAGAGTTGCCCCACGCCTTACAGCATTCCCGCTCTCTTCCGACCAATCCGCTAGTTTGCTATTGACCTTTCCCTTACTGAGTACCCCCTTTTTATCCACGGTCTCAGTGAATGTCTCAACTATATCAATCTTATTCATAATGTATATTGAGACATCCCAAACAGAACCTAGTCCTAACTTTCGTTAGCTAGGTTCTTAAAGTAATCCATTGCGTCATCTTCTTCCACTTGGGGAGTAGATTCTGCAGCTTGCATTACTGGTTCACTTGCAACAGTTTCAGTTACAACATTAGCCCAAGGAACTTCTTCCAAGTCTTCTGCTACACTTTCTGCTGTTGAAGTCGATACACTACCTATAACTCTTTCGAATTTCTCTTTGAGTTCCTCGTAAGTTTTAAACTCACTAGGGGCAATGACACTCGACAACGAATGCACTTGACTAAACGTACTGTTTAGTTTTGCTTCGTCAGCAAACAATGGTGCTGGATTTTCGAACTCTGATTTATCATAGTTCCAGTATCCGTCAACTTTTCTGATCTTAATCTTAAAGTTTGCACCTTCTTCTCTTAGATCAAAAGGGTTGATTGCTTTCTCGTCTGCAAATGCAGGGGAGATTGCTTCCTTCAGAGCTTCAAAGATTTTTTTACCAAAACGGTATTTAAATACCTTCCCTTCGTTATCGGGGTTCTTAGGGTCTGATATAACATAGACATTAGAAACATAATGCAGTCTGCGTTTTTGTTTCCTTGCAATCTCTTTGTTTGCTTCAATCCCAGTATTCCACAACGTAGAGTTGTACTCAGAGACAGGGTCTTGTTTATTAAGAGTCGTTAAAGACTTCTCAATATACCATCCGCCTGGCCCTTGAAAACCGTGGTCGAAGTAAGATACCCATGGCATCTCTTCACCCTCGGGGGTCGGTAAGAAACGAACCACTGCATAGCCGTTACCAGTTTTATCTAGTTCGGGTTTCCACAACGTATCGTCATTAAAGGATTTTTTTTCACCACCTGTTGGTGAAGCAGTTTCCATGGCTGCTCTTAGTTTATCTAAACTACTACTCATTGTATTCTCCTATTGTATTAACAATTTTATTAACAATTTTATTAAAGACTGTTCCTTAAAACAATCCATCTTCATCTCCCAGCCAGTCTTGACCGAGAATCCATTCCTTACTACTTTCGTAATAAGGTAGTTCATTATACTTTATTTCGTCCTCTTTGTCTAGAGGGTTTCTAAAGTATACTGAACCTTTTCCATAGTACCATTCTAATAGTGCTATGAACTGACTCCTTTGTGCAGTAAGCACTCTAGAGTCGGTATTGTATTTATGCAAATAGTTCTCACTACCTTCATAAGTATTTTCATATGAGTCACCTTCCAGTGCATCAAATCCAATTAAATTAATCTTCTCATACCCCTGCATCATTGCATATCCCAAAGCAGACATTCCTGTAAACAGGTTCTTCAGTTCGGGATAGTTGTATGTTACTATAAGTTCGGGTCGTGTTAATCCTAAAATTTGTGTTGCACCAATCTCCCCTTGAATGATGAAGTGGGTATCTGACTCCACTTTCGTCACAGTAACATCAGGCAAAGTCATTGATAACATTTCCATCATCTCCATCGGTATGGGGTCGATGTCTGCAAATGCTACAAGGTTTCCTAAGTAGTAACCCGACTCTACGATCTCTTGTTGCATTGGCATATCAACTGCAAACAAAATATCACAACACTTAGTGTCACGATACACTGCATTACAACCCCACACTTCATGACCAATCTCCGTGAGATCAATGTCTTTTCGTGAAGGGCCGTTTCCTACTATTGTTACTTCGAGCATAATTCTATAAGTTTCGTTTTAAATTTTAAGTGGTCATAAGATATGAAAGACTTGTACTTGTTTATCTTAATGTGTGCTTCGGGGTACACTACCTGTTCCTGTATACGTCCCTTCCAGTCTTTGGTGAACCCAATGATCTCATCCATGATACAGATCGTCTCTATAGACACACTCTTTGCAAGATACGACTTAAGTAGGATAGGGTGTTGTCCACCTTTAACCTCTAAGACTTTGTTGATATCTTTCTTTGCGAGTAAGTCCGACACTTCTGTTTCAAACATATATGTAAGTTTCTGATTCCGTTTCTTCCACTCTTTATATGTCTTGACACACTCATCGTCTAACAGATCACCTGCCCAACTATCTTTCTGAGATAGGTTAGCAATGTAAAAATCTTGAAGTTCTTGTTTGTGAATTTTGAACAACTTACCGAAATGGTATTTGTCCTTTCGTTTTAGAAAAGAGTTGATGTCTGATTTAACCTTACCATTATACTTTACGAAATCGTAATCCTTGGAATAGAAGTGTAACTTAATTCCTAGATACAATGTGTAAGCATCATAACCTTCTCTACTGGTCATCCGTTTCCTTGACGAATACTCCGTCAATCATACGACCTTTACGATCTTTAATATCGTTGTATGCAACCTCTAAACAATGCTCCATAGATAGACCATTCCTTACTGCAATGTTTATCAGTACTACCATGATGTCTCCGATGTCGTCTGCAATATCTTTGTTCTTGCAAATGTTATCTGACAACTCACCACATTCCTGTATGAGTTTCATGAACTGATCTTTGTCTGTTGCACCCTCGATCAGATTCCTGTCTTGATGCCACTGACTTACTTTTGCAATAAGTTGTGGTAGTCTTGAATCGTAATCTGTTGCCCTATGCCCAACTGATAATTTGTCTTTATACATTAAATAATAATCTTCTTTTCAGGTGGGGTTGCGATTACTGGAGCTCCATTAACTGCTTGGTTATGTGCTTCTGCAACCTGTGGGTTTGTTGGAATAACAAATACATAAGATGCAAATGTTACTTCTGTTGGATTGAGATCACCTGTTACGGCAATTCCTCTTGCAAATCCCATCCCACCTTCGGGAGTACTTACAATCATTTTTGGGTTGGTAAGTGTAATACTAGTCGGAGAGATATCTTTATATTCTCCAACGTACTCGCCACTCACTGTTACTACTGATACTATATCACCTTTTTTCATAATTTTTCCTGTTATTCAAAGAACCGTGTAATGGTTCCTTTAGTTGTTTTACCTCTATTGACCATGTTGAGACCTTGTGCCTCAGCTTCCAATTTATCTTTAAGGGGTTGAGATATTAACCTCTTTGCTGATTCGGGTTCCAGTTTATTGTCGTCACATATCTTTACGATTGCACCCATTACATCGGTGCCTCCTCGAATCAATAACTTCTCGACTTGTTCCGTGAACTCTTTCTTACTTATCATACTCATTTAAACTCCGTGTAAACTTCCATAACGTTGTCTTAAGGCATATAGCTTATCGACATACTCTCTAGGGTCTGCTTCAAATACTTGACATCCCCCACCATCAACTGCAACAATCGCTACGATTGTATCCACTACTTCACCAGTAAGTTCCTCTACCATGATTGCATAAGCAGTCATTTGGTGGAACCATGGGTCTGCCATGTACTCTTCTTTGTACTTACTACTTGTCTTGAAGTCAATAATACAAAGTTCATTGTCCCAAATACCAACACAATCTACTTGTCCTGCCATTTGCAATGAGTCTGAATACATACCTGCTTCTAAAGCAATCGGTATGATATCATCTAAAACTGGTTGTACTGCTCTGAACATAGACTCGTCTAAGATATTCTCAAAGACAATGTCCTCTTCTGCACGAAGATATTGTTCAAATAACGAATGCATTTTAGTACCACGTTTGGCTGCAGTCGTTGAAATTCTATTTGCCTCTTCAGCACCTACTCGTTCTCTCCACAACTTAATGTGATCTCGTGTAAGCAACCCAGTCACAGTCGTGACACTTGGGTATTTTTGACCTGTTGGTGTTTGGTAGAATCTCTTACCGTTCTCCTGCACACGAGTCATACTGTCTTGTAGTGATTCTAAATCACCTAATGATATAACGTTTAAGTTTTCGTTTAAGTTTTCCATAATGTAATTATACTCTTATTTACCCTGTAGGTCAAGGTGTTTTTTCACGATTGCTCGGGTCTTCACTTCTTTAGTAGTCTTTCTATGATATCGTTCACCCATAGGTGAATCGGGATTAGCTGCACCGATACGACTGAACACTTCGTTCATTCCACTATCGGGTTTTACACGATCACCCACTCCACCGACATCGCCAGGGGCAGTGAATATTCGTTGTTCAATATGAGGGTTCTCTTTTAAGAAGTCATCTTTACCACTGAAGGAAAGAAACTTTTCTAGACGTTCACCAGTGGTGGTGTTTTCAAATTCGTAAATTGGCATTATGCAACTTCCATAAAATAGGGGATAGGTCTTGCCGTCCATTTGGCAATATCTTTCTTATACTTAGCATAGTATTTATGGTATGCATCAACAGCCGAAATTGATTTGACATCATCTGGCATTGCCTGTGGTGGATATCTCCATGCACATAAATCTATATTGTTTGGTAGGATGTTCAGACAGTCCCTTAGTTTTGAATCAGTAAGGTGTACCTTCCCATACCTTAGTGTGTACTCGTCACATAACGATGTAAACAAGTCATAAGTGTATTGATAGTGTACTGCATTTTCTCGTACCCAAATTGCACTGGGGTGATTGACATGTCCTGCTTTGTAAACTACACTCTCCATCTCTGCAGTGGGTAGTCTCCATCTTTGAATTCTACGACCACTGGAAGAATCTATGTAGTGTTTCCCATCTAACATTCTATGTGCTGTAGACATAAGTTGTGCATACTCTATAATCATCTTGACTACATGTTTGTCACAATGCATCTCTGCACAAATGGTTGGGTCTTCATCTAGGTAAAATATATTCATAGTTTCTTTGCGAACTCTAGTTCTTGTTTCCAGTTAGTTTTGTTAGTCTCGTAACATGGACTATCTTGTTGGCATACGATGAGTCTTCCACCATCCATATCCAATCTAATACTATCCGTAGTAAATGTACCACCATGTCTGTCATGTACAATACAATCTATTATACCATTTTTATCTTCTTTGTGCAAGTGATTAACTAGGAACAGTAATTCTTCTTTTTTCATGTTATGCCAAAAGCTCCTTATATAATTTATCGTGTATTTCACAATCGTCTGAAAAGTCACAAGTACAAGTTGGACAATGTTTCTCTTCAACATCAAACATTGGGGGTACGAAGAGTTCTTCAAACTCTTCCATTGCAGCTCTCCACATTGGAGTATCTTGAATAAAGAAATGCATTCTGTTCATTTCTTTATTGAAGTCTACCTTTGATAAATCACCACCGTAATCTCTATAAAACTCTTCTAGAGTCATTCCACAAAAGGGTCTCAGTAATCTACCAAATACTTGTAATGCATTTTCTGTAATTGCACTTCCATCACCTCTTGTTCTATCTGATTCTTTTAATATACATAATGTTTTTGCAGTGACAACATTCACACCCATTGCAAACTTATCAACACATAAAAGATACTTCAATGGGTCGTTAATATCATTTAATTTTTCTAAAATCTCATCATCATCTGAAACATAGACATTACCTTCATAGTCATAAATTTTTATTTCTTCATGAGTTGATATGGCAACATCTCCATATTGAATGAGTGATTTCACCGTTGGTAAAACCTCTTGGGGTACATAAGCATATCCCACTGAATTTGATTTCTTCTTTTGTTCACACACTATTAGGCAAACATTTTTCATCCCTGTATATTCTTCTTGTCTTTCTGAATGTTTTATTGTATCCTCAATCTGTTCTATTTTGTTTTTATAGAATGTTCTGTTTCCCATCCATGCAGACCTAGCAGAAAGTTCTGCTGGAAATATCTTTGCATCATTATTTGCAAGTTGGTACTTTAACTCACCAGTGATATCTAATAGACCTCGAACTTCCCAGTTAGGTGTTGCTGTCATAGCAAATAGATAAGGTGAGTAGGGTGCAAGTTCTTCTAGTCTTGTATACATTCTTGCAAGGAACTTAGTTGCATCATGTCCCAAATTCTCTCTGTAGTTTACTAGTGAGGAAGTTGACCAAGTGTGAAATTCATCATTAAAGATTGCAAACTTACCCCTCTCTTGTAGTAGTTTTGAAAGTTCTGCCCCCTTTTTCTCAACAAAGAACCCTTGATTTGTAGTATAGAGAATAGTTCGTTTTCCCTTCGTAATTCTTCGGATTGCTTCTTTAACATTAGTTGTCACTACAACTCCTTTGATCTCTGAACCAATATCATTCAGAAGTTCTGTGTTATCTGTCACAATATCTGTCTTGGGTGCAGTGATAACTACAAAATCGATCAGGCCTGAGTCGAATGCATGAGGAACCCAGCTGGTAATCAAATTATATGTTTTACCAAATCCCATTGGTGCAACAAATATCTTTACCAAATTATCTGTTTTTTTAAGACCATCAAATGTCATCTTAAAGGAATTGTTATACCTAGTTACTAGTTCTGTATGGCTAATCATAATGTATTTCTTCTATTTGTAAAAAATGTGTTGGTCAATCGTGACCACATAGGTTAGTGAGTCTGACCAGTATGGGTCAACACTCGTTGAGTGATAGTGACTTGCACCTTCAGTGAGTCCACTGTATTCACCCGATAAAACTTGTCTTGCAATACTCATAGATAACATCCATGTTGCTGAGTCGGTTGGAAGATCGGACTTGCCGTCACAGTACCAGCTGAACTGACACATGTTACGGACAGGAACTAAATTCCCTTTCCAATTTATTCTCATATGTTTTGATTGATACACTACATCACACACTGTGCTTGGAAACGATGGGTGTTCTACCCTGTTTACTACAACTTCTGCAACTGCAATCTTCCCTGCAAGGGGTTGATTGGCACTCTCAAAATAGATGTTCTGTGCAAGACAAAAGGTGTCTCCGTTCTCATCGGATGCTTGAAGTGGTGCTGAGAATGTTCCGACTAGGAACCCTAGTAATGCACCACCTATAAACCAAAGGTATCTCATCTTCACGATTTGTTCTCCACGTATTTTGTCCATGCAGTGAACACTGTCATTGCCTGTTCCTTATTGAAACCGAATGAGTCTTGCAACCACTTAGGGGCTCCAAACATATTCATCTTACCACTCTCTTGAAGTGCATCCAATTCGGGGAACCACTCTGCTGGTTCAAAGGGGATTTGGTTTTGATTTAGACTATCTGAAATCATCTTAGTACCCCGAGGTCATATCTGAGTAAGTTAACTCAAGACCCTTCTTTGGTTCATCGGGTGCCATGTCTTGTGCATTGGTCGTACCATACTCACATAGATTCATGACATCGTCTGCCGTTAATTTCCCATCCGTATTTTCTGCAATTAATTTTGCAGTTTCATATGTAATTTTCATAATTCTTGTATCTCCTCTAAGATTTTTTCTACCTTTTCTTCCGTAAGATATCCAATGACATCTTGTGTGATGGGGGTGCGGTAGGTAATATCACCCGATTCATCTGTTACAGCAAGTTCCCATAAACCTTCTTTGTTCCCATAGGAACCATCGTGTTTAATGACACTAGCACCGTAACCGTTTTTAAATTTGTAGTTGAGATGGATACCACCATTGTAGTTGTTCTTCTCAACTGGTTTTATATTAATCATGAGTTGTAATTCTCCACTGGGGTAATGTTCCCTTCGACTATTAAGTCCACGATGTCTTGTGAGTTGTAAGATGTTCCACCAACATGCCACTGACACTCGTTCATTGGGATGTGTCCATCCTTCCAATTGTAGATTGTCACGGTCTCGTAATTGTAATCGAGCTCGTCCTCGTAACCATCCTCGTAATATTTGGTATCCAGTACCCACTCGCAGTTCACCTTTGCATAAGGGTCTGCATCTGTGTAAGTTGGTTTACCCAACAGTTCCAACAACTTGTCATAAGTCGTTGTGAGATATCCCTTAAGGGAAGTCCCACCAGTAGTCATGTCCATAGACACGACCTCATATTCTTTAATTTTTTCAGCTATCATTTTAAGCCACCTCACTTTCTTTTAATTTGTCGAACCACAAACCGAGTGCTTTCTCACCCACGATTTTGGTTCCGTCTACCATGACGAACTCGACATGATACTTTGAAATATCTCTAGACTCTAACTTGTAAGTCCACACTGCAACCTTACTGAGAATCTCATCCCTCATATATCCGTACTCACCATTGTCGGTGACTTTTTTAGAAGTCCACAAACCATCGTGGTTCTTCTCAAGAATATAAGGGGTCTCCCACTCTTCGATATGTGAGCTAACGTCATTCTCGTCAATCAGTTCCCAATCAAGGATGTATTCCATCGCTGCCTCATTCTCATACGAATGAATAATTGCAGTCTCAGCTATGAGAGCCTCAAGGTACTCCGTATTGATAAAATCAATATCTGTGATAAGATATGATGAACCACCTTTAAACTTCCAGTAGGATTCAGACACACCGTGGACATAGTCCTCATTATGCGCTGCATAGTTTTCTTTATATTGGGTTTGGATTAGTAGGTTTAACATATTTTATTTCTCTCTTGGTTTCTCATTATATACATAGTATAACATAAAGTGGAAGTCATTGTCAACCCCTCTACCATGTTATATCCACCATGCCTCTTGCTATATCAGCAACATCGTAGTGGTCTAGGTAATCGGGACACAATGAACTTGATTTGTCCATTATCACCCTGTCTAAAACTGTATCGTTATATACATCGCCATCAGATAAATTGTTATTAAACCTGATATCCTCATTAACTTCATCGGCTATTGCCTGTGCTAATTCTTCGTATGTCATTTTCATATTAAGTAACTAGGGCCGTGTTGACACTGATCTGAAACTGGGTAACCCTTGAAGAGATTTCCTCTTGGGACATTTAATGCAGGAGTGTTCCATCCCGCAGCCATTAGAATATCACCTTCTTTGAACGTAACATTTTTGACCTCGTTAGTCATCTTCCTAGCTTTAACAAATTCGTTAAGATTTACAAAACCCCAAACGGATTGTTGTCCACCTCTTGAATCACCATGAACTGATATGACTTTGATATATTTCTTACCCACTTTATAAGTGTAGTAATCATTCACAGCATGTTTGTATTTGTCACGAATCTGTTGTGTAAGACCGTCACATAAGGTCTGAACCAACTCTAGAAGCTGTTGCTCTGAGTTAATTTCTTCGACTAGTTCTGATAATTTCATATTTGTTTCCTCTTGATTTTTCATTATATACATAGTATAACAAAAAGTGAGGGTCACTGTCAAGTCTTTTAGGAAGTATTTTTCGTGAAACAGTCCATGACTTGCTGGAGTTTATACCAGTTTCCATTAAATATCTGAGTACATTCTTCGGATTCTATCCAGTACCTAGTGTATCCATCTGGCGATTTTCCTTTAAACAATACCTTTCCGTCTAACACTTGTAACACTTCACGCATCTTGATTATCCAAATAGAATGTAACTGCCTTCTTTTCAATGGACGATAGTTGTTTGAGTGACTTAAAGTTACTCCACACCATCCCGAAAGTTGTCATCTTGTTTCCTGCTGTAACAGCTGCGTTCCACAGTTCGTAGGACTCGTCATCGTTCCCTGCAAACAGTTCGTTGTTTTCACACTTGGTTATAAGGTCTTGTCCAATGCGAACGATTCGCATCACGGATTCCGATTCTTTGTAATATTCTCCAATCATTGTATTTTCCTTTATTTGATTTGAATGTATATTATACAAAAAAGGTGGGGTCATCGTCAACCCCTTTTTGGAAAAGATTAAAGGTTCTTTTGAATGTTGTCCAGTTCTAGAATTTTCTCTTGAAGTATCTTAGTTCTGTTAGGCCAGTAGATATACTCCTTGTCGGAATCTTTCATAAGATTCTCTAGGAGAGGTCTGATAAAGTTGTCCATGTTATTGATCACTTCCGTTGCAGAAGCAGTCTTGGCAACTATAGTTGTGTCAACGGATGCAAGTTCGTCTGCATCCATCGCGGTAAATCCGAAGTCGTTGTAATTACTCATACTCTTATTTATGGTATCCTAAATTCTCGAAATCATTAGGGAATGCATCTTGGACAAATTCCTTTGAATGATTATTTTTATACTGGGGGAATCCTGTAATGTCAATTGATTCGTATGCGTCTTGCTGTGTCCACTGTGACTCTCTCATGTCTATCTCTAAACCTTCGATCTCAAATACAGTACCAGTGACATCTTCCAGTTTGATCTGTACAAGATTATCCAGTCTCATGTTATGGTGAGTCATGTGTTCCCATTGACTAGAAAACAATCCTTCTCCGTAATCAACACCAAAGAAATTCCTTGGCCCGAACTTAGAAAGGACAATAGGAACGAATCCCATTTGTGATTCAAACCTTTCATAAGGATGTCTAGTTATACAGTAGATGGGTAAGTGTCCCCATTGACTCCACAGTACTGGTTGAGTGTTAATGATATGAGAGGGTGTTGTGTGTGTTGACTCATTGACTAGTGTATGGATTCCAACGTGTTTATGTTTTCGTATCTCAGATACCAACTTCGTTCCAGCACACTTGGGAGGGTGAGCAATAAAAAAAAGATATACTGGTTTCCCTTCCTGTTGAGATTTCTCTACATCAATAACACCGTACATTATTTTCTCTTAGATCGTATATCCAAAATTGCAGCGAGAACTTTTGCTTCTCTATATGCCTCTTTATCATTCTGAACAGATTGATAGTTAGCAGAATGTTGAAAAGTCATCTCAGGAACGTCTACATGTTTAGACCCTGTTAAGTGTCGATATATCCAAGAGGACACTTCGTTATGAGAGATTGATGGTAGGTCTACATGGTCTAACAGTCCTAGATTCAACGTACTGATTCGACATAGTTTATCTGAGTTGTAATTAAGGTTATTAGATAGATGATTTAATGCAGCCTTCTGTGCAGCGTACATATATCCCTTTGAAATGTTTGGTTGGGATGCACGAGAAGAAATGTTGATAATTGTTTTACTGTTATCATCTTTCCATGCTAAGTATCCTGCCATTAACATATCACATTGTGCAAACCCTTGATGAGCACAATTTATAAATGCATCGTATTGACTCCAATCAAATGCGTCGAAGGTCGTACTGACATTCTTGTTATAGAAGCCAGGCAAGATATCTTCGACACGAACATGTCCCACGATGTTTATCTGTCCAGCTGTCGGAGTTGATGCAATCACATCTCCGATACATTTTGCTAATCCACTACTTCCTGTTATTGCTACTTTCATAATATTCCTTAACGATATCAAATGATTGTTTACCAAATAGACTTCCGTCTACACTACACTTATTACAAGGTGACATACTTCGGTCACCCTTCATTAGTTTCTTTCTGATCTTGTTCATCGGTTTACTGAACCACACATCATGTAATGACATGGTAAGTAAATTTCCGACAACATGTTCTCTACCCCAATCGTTTGAACAGAATAGAACGTCTCCGTTCCAGTCAACAAACATTTTATAGAATGGGTAGTGACATACTTTACCTTGTAAGTTTTCTATGGTGTCGTCTTCTATCCCGACCCAGTCCATCACTCCACTACGATTATTTAGTATGAGTCCATGGTTCTCTACTTCACCCCAATGCATTCTGTATTTGTAATTTGACTGAGGAACATCTCTCATGATAACATCGAAGTGATCAGCTTGCTCAATACCATCGTACAAATTAATGTACAACATGTCTAGTCCACTGAACTCGAATAACATATTTGCATATTCATATGTTAACTTATCACCATTAGTGTTACACTCTAGTGTTGCATGTGGAACTTCTCGTCTAAGGACACCAACGATTTCTTGGAATCTTGGGTTGAGTAAATTCTCTCCGTATCCACTTAACGATATCTTACCTTGGAACCCATTCTTGTGAAGTTCCTTTCCAATGATCTCAGCACCCTTGGGGGTCATGTGTAGATTTCTATTGGGAAAGACTTCAGGGTTTGCACGAGGACAGAATGAACATGTCCTGTTACACAACTCTGTAGTGTTCATCTCCACTGTAAGGATAGAACTTAACTCGGTATACTCCATCGGGTGCTTGTTAAATTGGAGACCACTCCAATGCTTCTTCTCTTGTTCTCTTCTGTGTTCAAGGAAGTCGTGTTGGTCAACTGCAGTTATTGGGATGTTACGAGACATGAGTTACCACTAAGTGTCTCTCGTAGTCTTCAGTTTGATCATGGAAGGTATACACTATTTCATCACCAGCTTTAAAATTATCGGCTAAGTCTTTCGGTATGCAACAGAAAGAACCACCATCGTTAGGGGTTATCAGTTTACTCCTAGGGAAACCGTGAGGTTTATATAGGAATGATTTGAGTCGAATACTTTGAAGTGGGTCTTCGTTTAAAGATAGTGCAGAGATCAAAAGACTTTTGCCTTTTCTAACTACGTGTATTGGTTGTTCATCGAAAAGGGTTCCTAGACGGAACCCATAATCGACTGGTATATCAAACCTCAACACATCTTCTGTGATCGGTCTTAACTCTATATCGTACTGAGGTGCGACTTCGTAAATATTAAGTTCTCTTACTACAGAGTTCTTAGAAGTATCCGCCGTCTCTTGTATCCGTATCACCATCAGTTTTTGCCTCGTCACTTTCGACTGCACTTACGAATTCATCACTACCTGTTAATTCTTCAATAAGAACCAAAGCCTTCTCTTCGAAGGTATCAATCATTTTTGCTTTAGTAGATTTAGTTGAGATTTCAAATCCCAATGTAGTGGACACTGCTTCTATTTCAGACTTAGTCATCTTCAAGAGATCATCCTTATTAGGGATTGTAATCTCATCGAACTCGTCTTCAGTCTCTTCATAGTTTTCGATGGTTCTGATATTGTCTTGTTTTAAAACAACATCATCTTCTCCGACTACTGGTTGTTCGTAACCAATGTCTAGAGTAGATTCATCTTCAGTAAGTTGTGCTTTGATGTTAGGTGCATTACCAATCACACCATTTAAGTTTGGTGCATTACCACCTGTTAGAAATGAAGTTGGTGCAACTGGTGTTGGTTCAAGAGTAGACGGTTCTTCACTTACGTTTGGTAGGTCAAGGATGTTGTCCACTCGTTGCGGTGTTACTGTGTCGTCCCATTCTATCGGATTTAAAGTTTCTTCAGGAAATTCTAGGGCATCAGCCTCTTCAACTTCTTCTGCAAGTTTAGTTTCTGCAAAGAACGCTTCACTTGTTGTTCCACTGATTATAGCATTAGGATTGTATCCTTCGTCTTCTGTGCTTGAGGTAAACTCAGCAAAAGATTTCTTTGCTTCTTCGATTGTTGCTACAAACTCAGGGTCGGTAGAAATAGGTTCAAGTTCTTCTTGCATAACTTCAGAAGGGGTTGCTGGATTCATCATCCTTGCAAGTTTAAATGCAGGGCCTGGTGTTCCAGTAGGTACTACTGGTGCAAGTGTTTCGACTGGAAGTCTAGAATGAACATCATCTGTCATGACAGGAGTAAGTTCAACTGGTGTATGGTACGATGTTGGTGCAGGAGTAAGTTCAACTGGTTCTACTGCAGCTCTTGACTGTGCTAACATGTTTGCAACTTGTTGTTGTTCACTTGTAGTAAGTGTGTCTGCAACTTGTCCTGTAGGTAAACCGATAACACCATCACCATCCAAGTCAATAGATAGACCTTGCTTAGCAAGTGCAGCTTCCATTTGTACAAGTCTGTTTTCAGATTGCTTACGAAGGACACGCTCATCAGTAAGTAACTGAGTGTCTCTTTCTCTTTGTGTTTGTAAAGCAATCTGTTGGTTCTCAGCTTCCTTTGCTTGTAACATTGCAAACTGTTCTTGACCACGTTTCATCTGTGTCTGATATTCGATGATACCTTTGTTGGTCTCTTCTCTGATTGTGATGATTGCATCTAAGTCGTCTGCTTTAAACATACCTTTCTCTAGACCAAGTTCCATAATTGCTTTGATAGCATTTACAGTGTTGGGTTTAATCGGGATGGTATAGTTCTCTAGACGTTGAGCTAGTTTCTCAATCTCGGTGGGTTCTACTCGTTCCTGCTGGAAGGTAGAGGGTGTTTCAAATTCTGCCATTATATATTCTCCATGGAAAGATGTTAGACTAGGTAGTTAAATATTGAAGTTAATTTTTTAACTTCCTTTATAGTATGTATAGTCTCGAATCTCTATTATTATTTATTAAATTATGATGTCGGGGAATGCTTTTTGAACAATTTCTTTCGTAATGTTCTTAAAAGGATTCTTTCCATCTTTTATCAGATCAATCATCATTGCTTCATTAGCAGGGATACCTTCCAACATACCAATCCACATAGCTTCTCTTTTAACTATGGGTAGTTGGTTTGTTACGAAGTATTTGAATAGTTTGAATTCAAATCTTAAACTGGTTTCTGCAAGATCACTTGCGGGTGCATCATTACCCTTGAAAGGAGTTTTCCCTTCAGGCAAAGTAGAACTGATCAAAGGATTATGAATCCAATTCAGTATTGCTTTGATTGATGCGTTTCTTTCTGCGAACACTTTTAAACCATGAGCTGCCTTATCGACATCGTCTTGTGCAACTATTTCTGCTTGACATAATATCTCATATGCGTCTGCGTTGTTTTGCAACTTGGTTCTTTCGGTTATCAGTTTTAACACTGGTTTGTTCGGAGCTCCTTTCGGACGACCCCTGCCTTTCTTTTTTACTTCTGTCATAATGTAAAGTCCTCTACATGATTTAATAACTGATCAAGTCTATGTGTTCTTAGGTAATCAAATACTTTCCCTCTTACAGGTGCTGTCTTTGAAAACTCTTCTAAGATCGTGTCCTCAATTTTCTGAGGAATAAACTCTAGATCAATTAAAGTTTGGTTTCTTAAATAGTTCCTATAGTATTTATCGTCACTTTGAATGGTCATTCTGAGATAACTATCTACTACAGGTTTTCTTAACGGTGTTTGTCTAATCCCTAAATGGAAACAATCATCATTCGATAATATGTTTGGGATTCCATCTGACTTATCACCCCTTAAAATATGTTCCTTAAGGAACGTATCGGGGTCTTCACAATTAATCAGTTTGTTGAGATTAGGACTCCACTGTTTTACATAGTCATATTTATGTAGTTGTTGAAAGTCTTTATCTCCACTCACAATCATGACTGGTTCTTTTGCATGTTTAACTAGGATAGCGATGATGTCATCTGCCTCACAAGCCTCGACATACATATAACGGTATGGGAAGTTCTCTTTGATTTCCTGTTTAACTTTGTCTAGTGTAGAGAATAACATTCCCCAATCCAAGTCACTTGCATCACGTCCTTTCTTACGGTTTGCTTTGTACAAAGGATAGAATGTCTTTCTCCATGTATGGGGTGCATCGGTGCAAAGAGTTATCTCTCCGTACTCGGGTGCATATCGTTTTTGGTAGTTACGTACCGAATTAAGAATCATGTGTCGGAGCATATCCTCTGATACCTCTCCATCATTCATCTTTAGTTGTGCCATGAGACCTGCTATGATCGTCTGTGTAAAATCTATTAGTACCATCTTATTTAATCACTCTTATTAATAATGTATTTTTGGTCATCAAATCGTTTCCATCTTTCAATTTCGATCTAGGAATCTCATCCATAAATCTTTTAGCAATTATCATACCACCAGTCTCTATTTTACCAAGAAACTTATGATCTGTCAAGGTCTTTTCTGTACATGATTCATATCCAGTTATTCTCGACCCATTGACACTGAGGTTTCCCTCAAAGCAAGTTACCTTTCTACTGCAAGTGTTATAGGTGAACAACATCTTTGCACGAGGTATCTCTATTGGATTGATACTAGTATGATTCTCCCACGACTCTAGGTATGGTAATTTCTTGACCATCTGCTCGGGAGTTTTTAGTTTTACTTTTCTAACTGTCTTGTTGTTAGTGATGTAGGTTGTGATATCATTATCAATGTTTTGCAGGAACTTGACGAACAACTTCTTGTCGTCTACTGTTAGGAAATTGTATGCTTCCTTTAACTGATCACACTTCTCTTTGTTTTCCACTTCAAGAATAATGTCATCGACTTGTCCTTGCATATACTTAATGACCATCGGGGAGAATGCAAGTGTGTTCAAATATTGTAGACACCTCCAGTCATTCCCATAAGGAGTCGTTAGAAAGATATCTATCTGACCTTCGATTTCACCGTAAGCATCTAGTGCCTTGTTCTCGCATCGTTCTTGGATACTAATTTTTTGTTTGTCTTTATTCATAGTTTACTAGTATAACAAAAAGTGAGGGACACTGTCAAGTTGTTAAGACCAAATACTTCTATCTCTTAATTTCAATAAAATATTTTTCACTATATCTGTTATCACTTCTTCAATACCATTCAATCCAGGCGAAGAGTTAACCTCAATAAAAATAGGGTCTCCCTTATCTCTGTCTGTTGCAGGAATAAAGTCTACCCCTACTAGTTGACCGTCTACAACCTTAGCTGCTCTTATACACTCTTCCTGTTCCTTCTGAGTGCATTCAAATACTTCAGGTTTACTTCCTTGTGCAACATTACTTCTGAAGTCTCCTTCAACTACTGGTCGTTTCATTGCACCCATGATTTCTCCACCACAAACAATAACTCTGACATCATATTTTGATTCAACATATTCTTGTATTAGAACATCTTCGAATGGGGCAAGTTTGTTTACCAGTTGTCCTGTTGCCAGAAGTGATTTCATACTGTCGATGAGTAACACTCCAACACCTTGTGAACCTCTGGCAGTTTTCATGATGATTGGAAAGTCCATACCCAACCTATCGAAAGATTTCTCTTGAAGGTGTTGGTGTGATACTCTTACTGTCTTAGGTGTAACTAGGTTATTGCGTTCAAAATATAATTGGTTGTTGTCTTTGTCTGAACAAATCTCATGACACTTAACACTATTGATTAGAGTGTAACCCCTGTAAGTCAATTCGTTAGAGACATTTGTGTACGAACCTTTTGAGGTAACGCCTGGATGTCCTAGACCTCTCAAAAGAATTAAAGTATTCTTAGGGTCAATTTCAATTGGGTCGATATAATCTATGTCGTCTGATTTAAGTGTGGGGGTGATGACAAGACCTTCCTTGTCCACTGCAAAGGTGTTGATATAATCTTTACCATTCTTGGTCGAAATATAAAGACCATTAAAATCACAGAGATGACATTCGATACTCATCTTCTTTGCAACAGCTTTGATTAACACTGCAGTAGTGTTAGGGTCGTCTGAGTCATGAGCAGAAAGAATGATTAACTTGTAATCACTGCCGACTGTCTTTACCTCTTGTAGTTCTCTAAATCCTTTCATGCCTTTCCGACTCCGTGTTCTATCACTTGTAATTCCAGTGGAGTTAATTGTTTCTTATGTAGTGCAACGAAGTGTTCAGCGTCTACCAGTACTAGTGGTTTACTTCTGTTCCTCTTAATCACAACTAAGGGTTCATACCCTTTACAGTTTGTCGAAGCTTGTTCATATGCTTTCCATACGTTCACTGCTTCTTGGTTCTTACACTCAATGGAGTAGGGGAACTTCTCACGAGACTCTCGTCCCATAATTATATCTTCACCTTGTGACCCCATCGGTCTAGATTCTAAATCTTCTTCATGTAGGTTAAGTGTCTTAACCATGACTTGGGCAAACCACTGTTGTAGTTTACGACCCTTTGCTTTCGCTGACGATGTCTTCATTAAATGTAATACTCACTCCACAACCACAACTGGCTTCTTCATTTGGATTCTGAAACGTAAATGTTTCATTCAATCCTTCTTTAATATAATCTAATGTCATCCCTCTTAAAAAGGGTTGACTCATTGTATCTATTAGAAACTTAAACTTACCGTAATCTATTTCTAGGTCACCGTCTTTAAATTCGTCCTCAACAAAAACATATTCGTAACCACTACACCCACCACCAGTAACACCCAGTCGAACTGAGTCCACTTTCTTTCTAAGCAGGGTTTCTATTGCAATGTCTGTTACTTCTATCATACAATTATTTATTAATCTTCGGAGTTAGTGTTCTCTTTAATTTTTAATAATTCATAAGGAATATAAATGTCTTGGTCTTCGGGAATATAAAGATAATTAATATCTGTACGATTACAAGTGTCGATTGCATCGTAGATAGTTTCCACTAATGCTTCACCACCTAGATTAAAAGAAGTGTTGAACACTACTGGTACACCATTCTTTTCGTACATGGTTTTAATTAAATTATAATAGTTTTTATTTTGTTCTACTGTGACCGTTTGGATTCTACAGGTTCCGTCTGCATGAACAATACTAGGAATCTTCTCGTAGGCAATCTCTCGTGCTTGAATAGCAAACGACATCCAAGGGGAGTCGGGTAATTGTTTCATGTCAAAATAATCATTAGCATGTTCTGCCATGACACTACCTGCGAAGGGACGATAGAATTCTCTCTTCTTAATATTATTAACAATTTGTTTTGCTTCGGGGTTAGTCGGGTCGAATAAAATACTTCGGTTGCCCAATGCTCTTGGCCCCCACTCACCTTTACCTTGGAACATTCCAACGATTTGTTTCTCGTCAATAATTAAATCAACAATCTCATTCACGTCTCTTATTATTTCTGTCTTATGCATTATGCTGTCTCCTTGTCTGACCATATCGACTTCTTCACGTACACTTCTTTTTCAGAATCGGGAAGGTTCTCCCAAAACTGAACAGCAGCTCCTAGTGCAGTACCACCATCATGGGGGACTGGGTCAATAAAGAAATTAACATCGGGGAATGCAGATAGGTACTTGTAGTTGTTTGTACAGTTAAGACTATACCCACCACTCAATATAATATTCTTACACTCGGGGTCTAGGTCTAATGCTTTCTGAATTGTTTTACAAGATGCCTTAAAGGAATCTATCTCTACTTGTTGTGCAGTTGTAAACTGAGTATGAACATTGTCCATAGGATTACTGTAGGATGCCATTCCCATGACCTTCCCAGCTGCACGTCCTAGATCGTCTGTACCTAATGCCTGACTCATGTTACTGAAGTTCATACCACTAGATGGGAACGAGGTAAACTCGATCTCAGCACCTGTCTCTGTGTCTGTCATGAACTCTGATTCCAATGCAGTACAAGACTCCCATAACTCGTTAGGGAAATACTTTGCAGAGAGATCATCTACTGCTCGTGCAGCTGACAACTTCTGATAGTGTAGAGTGACTTCTTTACCATCTAATTTATAAATGGATTCTATTTCTTGATGCAGGGGGTGAGTGTCAAAATATTTCTTTGCACCTCCACCGTCCCATACTATAATGTGTGCAGTTTCATACGGACTAAAATACACGGCTGACCATGCATGATATAAATGATGATCGACTCGGTAATGACTTTCGGGTTCAACACCACTAGTAGTGTCATCGGCTGAGAACTGTTCCTTACAAATTATATCAACAATCTCTTCGTCATTATTATCCCACTGATCTTTAAAAGTAAATTCAGGATAAAGAATATGAAGGTCTTCCATGCGTTCACGACTTAATTGTTTTAATCGGACATCCTCTAAAAACTTACGAGACCACAACCTATCAAATCCCATCTGACCACTCACCTTAAGATCGGTGTGTCGTCTGTCAAAGGATGCAAAGACCACATGGTCTACATCTTTAAGTTCGGGGTTGGATTCAAGAACCTGCATACAGGCACTCTCGGGTTTGGGACTCCAGTACTTCTCTCGTCTACATCTTTCTTCTTCGTAGAGGTTGAGTACCTCTCCATCTTGTAATTCACACACAGTTGAGTCGTGTGATATATTCACTCCAAGTATTCTCATAATAATTTTATCCTATAAAATATCGTCTTGTTCTTTTTGTTCGTTTTTCTTTTTATAATATGCAATCAATTGAGGAGCTGAAACTAATTCATCACCCATAAATTGTTCGACCATATCTTTTCGACCTTGCTTGTGGCCACTGTACCATACACTCACTACAAGTGCAATAATAAATCCAATGTGTATTGCTAATAGTCCACTACTCATTTCTGTCCTCTTTTCTTAAACCGTTGAACGATACTAGATGATGCGTCATCGTATCTATCATCGTACCAGTCACGGATTCGTTGAAAGGGTATCTCTTGAAGTAAACTCCAAACGTATGACCCAAGTAAAAACCAAAAGGTTAAAGACAACCCATACTTCATTACAAAGACACCAATGGTGAAGGGAAGTGTTACTAAAAATATTATTATGTCCATTACTTATTCCTTTATCTTTCTTTTCTTTGATCTAGCACTAATCTTAGCACGTCTGACTCTTGCCACTTCGTTCCTATGTAATCGGACATCGTCATTCTCTAAAGAGAACCACAGAGATACAATCTGTTCACGAAGAGAAGCAGGAGTTAGACTCGTACTGTTATTTAGTATTTTAATATGAGAGGGTTTCATTAAATGTGATGTATGAGTCGGATTAACATCGGGTGTTAATTTAAATCGGTAACCGATTCCCTCGTAGACATACACACCACCACGACCTAGGGTACAATTCCCACCAGCTTCTATTCCTAACTCCATATAAACCATCCTATACTATAACCTAACAGAAACACTGCTTGGTACTGTAATAGTGTTATCACCTTCTCACCACAAAAATACTTACTCATAATTATTTAAATCCTCATCCTGTTTTTTCTTTCGTTTATCTTGAAACCTTTTTTCTGAATCTCTGATCATGAGTAACGCTCCGTAACTCATTACCATAATAAATATTAATATCATACCAACTCCAAACGTTGCCATTAAGTCTACCATGTTCATTTGCCTATACACTCCACTTCGTTGCGAGGCACTACCATATAGGCCCCTTTATTATAACTGGGTGCAATGGTATACTGAGAACTAATCTTAATTCTCTCATCTGTACTCAGTTGTTTGGTATCGTCCACCTTTGGTACACACAACGGTGCGGATGGATAGGATACACTCTCACGCACGAAGGGCCTAGGAGTCTCTACAGACAACGAGGTAGTCTTCCATACATAATCGTTCATGTTCTTAGTCTTCGTCTTGTACGCACCCTTAGTGTTCCTCTTACGGCCACATGCAGTGTGAGTCATAGAACCATACATCATACGAACACAATACTCAAAAAACTTCGGAGTAAGAATAATAATCCAACCCCATTCAATATAATCAAAGCACGATCATTCCATAAGATCGATACCCATAACCACAAGGATATACCCACCAACGAAAGAGAGAGGTCATACATCTGCAGACCTTCAATCCCCCTCATCGACATTGCACACAACACAAAGACGGATGCCACCCACTTAACATACCAGTCTAAGGTATACTTGGGTGTTGCACTCTTAAATATACGAGGTGAAAGGAGTAACTCTTCTTCGGTGTACTCTTTGTCTCCGTATCCTTCTAGTATTTTATCTCCGATATCTAAATCCTCTTGTGATGGTATAATATCTTCCACTGAATAACGTTTGAGTGCTTCTTTGTTTGCATCTATCTTATCAGATAAGTTATCTGACAGTGGGGGTGGTTGTGTGGTGTTCTGATTTGTCATAAGGTTAGACATGATTTGCCACCTTACTACTTATGTTAGAAATATCGTCTGTTTCTAACTTGATGGTGAAGTAACGTCTTATAATATACACTCGGCAGTATGCGACTACTGTCATGAATGCTGTGATACTTGTTCCAATCATTAATGGGTCTGTCCATTCTAATACGGATAGACATATAAAAAGACAAAACAGATTGAGCGGATAATTAATAATCAATCCTGTGCCAACTGTCATTGCTGTCTCTCGGTGTATTTGTCGTGATCGTTTACTCATTTTACTTTTCACTCTCTAAAATATCCCAAAAAAAATTCTTGGGGGTTAAAATTTGGATTCCCTTTGGTTTCCACTCGGAGAACATTAGGGTAGGGGTTTAGGGCAACTCTGAGACTGTCTAGGAGTCCCTCAGCACTGTTTAAAAGGGTTTTACCTGTCAGTACTAGTCAATTACTCTAAGAGGCCTCTAAGAGACTCTACGGAGTTCGACTACGTGACCCTTGGTTTCCCATTCTGTACATACTTCGAGTCCTTCGCTTAGGGACACTGGCTCTTCTGTTCTCTTGACGAGACCACTCCCTTCCTCTACTACACTATACACATCAACAGTGTTCCACTTCATGGACTCCATTGCTCGTATATGACTGCGTCTACTCATCTCTCTTCTCTTGTTAGTAAGTGGTGGGTCTACTTCCTCCCCTCCTGTATGTTCGGACATAACCCTCAGAGACTTCACATGATTCATACTATAAAGGTAACTCTCTGATTAACCCTTTGTACACTGTTATTATAACATTAATGAAAGACTCTGTCAAGGTAGTTATCCGTGATATAGTCTATCTCTATTTGATCTATGATGGTGATGCCTGTTCTCTTCTTGACACTCTCACACATGGACATCCAATCTCTGTTCACATCGATGGAGTACTTGGTGTTAGCAAGGGCCATCTCTGCATCCGTTAGACTGATCTCTACTACCTGGCCAGTTGCGAGGTGAGTACCTTTGAGTCCTTGTTTGATAGTGTTCATACTAGTGTTAACAATACTGGTAGAAGCATCAGCGCCATTCCTTGCAGAAAGTCTCCGTCTATCAGTCCCCATTTCTTAATTTGTTTTCTCATTATATACATAGTATACCAAAATGTGAGGGTCACTGTCAAGTCTTTTCTCATGTATAACTTTGTATAACTCCGCGCGACCATCTGCGGAAATCGAATACGAACTCCCCATTATACCTATAGTATAACATAAAGTGAGACCCATTGTCAACCCCTCTGAAACCCTTGCCACCACTACGTTTCAGAGGACTACATTTTATCGTACATAAAAATGCTGTCATGTTACACTTAGTTGCACATAAAAAAACCCTCAATGAAGAGGGTAAAGAGTTATCCACAAAGTTATCCACAGGCACTATCAGAAACGTGCAACATATGCCTCATCAGTTTCCATCATAGAACGATTCAATGCAACCTGTAAGTTGATCTTCTCTGCATACTCATGAGCTTCCATCTTACTAGAGAAGACCTTAGCACATAAGGGACGATTAGTGTGTAGACATAGGAGTCGGTAATAGAATTTCATGATTATTGATTCTCCTGATGGATACGATTGGTCGCATAGAACTGCTTGATAAACTCTGCATGCTTCTCATTATCCATTAACAGTTCCATGCATTCCTCTTTGAAGGTAGGAGTAGATGCCTCATACTGGTTGTTATGATTGGGGTATAGAACAAGGTTGTTAGTCTCCATAACGTCCTTGTCAGTCCAGTTCTCGGGTAAAGGTTCTCGGGTATCTACCTGTGTCCAGCATGCATCAACCTCAGCAAGCCTCTCGTCTCGGGTCATTTCATTCCAGTTCTTAGTCATCTCTTATCTCTCATCGTTGAATACAGTAGTATTATATCATGGATACATGGCCAACGTCAACACTTATTTCACTTATTCTTAGACCGTTTTGATCTATAGAGAGCCCCTCTTATGCCGAATCTCCCTCCGAATTTCCTCTGAGTTGACTCCACGCTAAAACTCGTGTTAGGGTCTCCGAACAACACCACCATAACCCACTTTATTCCACATCTCTCCATACCGAGTAAATTTGATTATAATTGCACACTTCTACACACTCTCCCACACATTATATTAGACACCCCATACACTAGGTGTTCAATTATATTCAAATGCAGTGGTAGTAAGGGTTTGTGGTTGCTGTATTAGCATGCTTTGACAGCAGTATTAGATAACCACGTAACATAACAGTAAGATTGATATGAGTACCATCCAATAGTATCTCCTATTCCTTCTATCTATTCTTAGTTGGGGGTTGGAACAATTCTCTGATTCTCTCCTCAATCCCCTCTCTAGGAATCTATCTATCTCTCTACTGATCTTTCTGACTATCCAACTAAACATCTGATTGATCTCGTTTGAAGTATATGAATCGTCTTGGTGAGGTATCTCTCTGTTCGTATTGGACATCGTCTCTATGTTCGGATGCATTACAGTAGACATCTAGTGCCATTGATATTCTTGGAAGGGTGTAGATGTTGTTTCTGACTCCGTGTTCGACTTGGTGTCCTACGATATGCAACTCTCCGTGTATATTGGGAACTCTGACCGTTTTGTAGTGTGTATAACTAGGTTGTCCTCCCTGTAGGAAGAGATTGAGTGCGTAGAAGTTCTCTAGGTGTGATCGATGTGGGTCTACTCTATTAACCTCGTATTCGTACTCTTCGGGTGTGAGTTGATCTTTGTATTCTTCTATGAGATCAGGTGCGAAGTAGCCGACCGTTCCGTGGTGGTGTGTGTCCAAGTTTTCACCTTGATAGAGGATGTTACCCCATGCTTGGATACCTAACTCGTCTGAGTCTTTGAATTCGGGTAGGTTGAATATCCGTTGAGGTATATTCAGGGGTCTTATGTCGGGGTGTCTGAGTAGGTTATAGACAAGAAACTGGGCCGTTAACCCAGTGTATCCTGTCTGTGTGTCGTTTGATAGTTTAAGTATCTTGGATTCGTCCCGCGTAAGTATGTGTGCAATATGTTGGCACTCGTCTAGGGATAGGAAGTCGGCATGTTTGACATGTAGATAGGGGTTGCAACGTACTATCTCTTCCATTAGACTTACTTACCTATGAACCATGTGCGGAAGTATCTATCTGTACCATCCTTCTCGGGTTGGTTAAGACCATCTGCATAGAGGAATCGTATTTGGGGGGACTGGACTCTCCATTCATGGTTATATGATAGGTAGTCTGCGTCCATGTCCTCGGGGTTTTGTTGTTCACTCCATTCTGCTGGGAAGAAACACTCTACGTTCTCTTTCCATGATGCATTCAGGCCGTCGTTTAGTGTCTTATCGTTGATGTAGTACTTACCAAAATAACCACATCCTGCTGGTATGATTATTCCTTTGAGGTTGTTCTCTATAAATCCTTGGACGTTTGCACCGTATAATGTTTGGATACCTGCTGGGTCTTCCATGAAGAGGTCTTTTAGGTATGAATGGTCTTTGTCATGCCACTCGCAAAACCAATCGGTGTACGTATTAGTATTATCCTCTTCATTCCACCATTTATTAGGCATTGAAATAAACGGTGACTTGTCTTCTTTGATTTTCTCTAGTGTTTCGGTGTCTAAGAGACCTCTTAATGTTTTAGGTATCTCATCAATTTCTCCTGCAGGGGGGACTGCAGCCAATAAAATCGTCTGACATAGGTCAAGGGGAATTATATTCGGGTGATAGTATATGCTCTTACCGAATGTGTTTGTTTGTGTCTCTGACCATTCAAATAGGTCTAATCTATACCAGTCATCATGTAGAATGTCTTCCCTTGGGGTGCATTCGATCACGTTAATATCGTCTAATAGACCTTCTCCGTCCATGGTATGACAATGATACTTGACATCTAGGATGTCCATTGCAACAATGCTCAATCGTTTAGCGTTCAATCTGATCACTGCAGAGTTTACATCTTCTGCTGTAGTGGTTCCGAACTTAGGGATGATTATATTAACGCTGTTGCGTTGAAAGATTTGGTCTGTCATGTGGGGTTTCCATTATATAGTTGTTGTATGTGTATTTATAGTTTCCTATGCATCCATTATAAACGAAAACATAGGATTCTACAAGGGGGTTTTATAAGAAAGTGTTGCACACCTTATTAAATCTCCCACTTTTCATCAATCGATGAAACTTGCCTGCTTGTGTCCTAAGATACGAGGCAGACAATGATGCGTAATATTGCATTTTTATCTCCTGTTATGGTTGTGTAACTTTCCGATCTTAGGACTTCGTTAACGTTTGTCACATTAACTACTTACTCTTGTCACATATTTGTTACAATTCTATTTAGACATTAAACCGTCTTATCGATTATATTGCCCACTGAATCTATCTCTTTGTGAAACTGCGGTACTGGTGTGAAGGTCATCCGACCATTCACCATGGTGACTTTACAATAGTCAACCCATGCACCCCATCCTAGTCTCTCAAATGTTATCTCCTCATCGAGGGATAAGTCTTTGTCTTTATTTTGGTAAAGTGTATAGTCTATCCACTTGCGTTCGTTTAATTCACTCATCGTTGAGCTCCTTGTTACCAATGTGGCGGAAGATGAAGGATTCGAACCTTCGAAAGGTTTGACCCTTTGCTGGTTTTCAAGACCAGTGCATTCAACCGCTCTGCCAATCTTCCCTAAATTAATACTGGTGTCTTGGGACGGTCTTAAGCAAAGCAAGGTCATGAAGTAATTTCGACATACTTCCCTTGCATCCTGAAATGTGGGGTCTGTAGGGGTTTTATTGTCTACTGGGTAGACTAAAACACCTTCTATCCACATATCGTCCTCGCGCACTTCAAACTATCGGTTCCAGTCACCGACCTACTTGGTATCGTATCCCTATTTGAGGTAACTAACCCCATTCTCATCATAGAAGGAATAAGTAACTACTAGTGCTGGTTAAGACACTCGTACTATTAAAGATCAGTTTCTTGAATCTTTGTTTTGTTTTTAACCTTGGCCTTACGGTAGTTCTTTGTCTTTACTGGTAATGGTACGTCCATTGTGTATTTGACATCGACCTTCTTAGGGGCTCTTTTTTTGTAAACTTTCTTTTTAGACTCGTCTACATTGGGTGTTGATTTGTCGTCTGCAATGAATCGACCTTTCTCGTCTCTTGCTCTGACCCATTCAAACCCAAAGAAGTCTGTGATGTTATTCCACCATCCCATGTTATTCTCCTAGAATGAATACTCGATTCCAAACGTTAGTGAATCAACTGCAGTATTCTTCAACACGTTCTGACCTACCAACATATAGAATGTCGTATCGTTAATTGTCTTAGCACCTCTCAACATAACATATGAGTCCTTACCCTGTTTATCGAATGTTCCATAGATGAACTTTGCGTCCACTAATGGGACAAACCATAATTTGTAGGTGAGCTCACCATATGTTTCATGAGTGTCTAAGTCTCCGAATCCAGTAATGGACAATCCACCCACTGAAACTGATGCGTATACTTCTTCAACTGAATCGTATACACTATCCCACACATATCGAATGTATCCGACATCTAATGAGACATTGTCTGTTATTGATAAGTCATATCCACCGAAATAGTTCAACTCTCTTGTTGTAGTATCTCCAGTGTAATTGACCTCGGAACCCCATACTCCTACGTATAGACCTTCCGTCTCTGCTTGTAAACCGAATGATTTAACAGGTTTGCCTGATTGAGATTTACCTCTAAACACGTAGTCACTTGAGTAACCTACGAACCCACTGACATCGGCAAATGTCGGTGTTGAAAATAGCATTAATGATAATGCTGTTAATAATAATTTATTCATAATATATCCTTCCTATAGTTATTTATTGTTGTTTAAATCGCACGTTTCCAGCGACACTAATTCGTTCACCCCCACAATAAAATGGGTAAACTGAATGTCTCAACCAACTAGGAAAAACCAATAGGTCTCCCTCTAGTGGAAAATGAGTGAATGTTGACATGTTCAAGAATTGTGTCTCTCCGTAATGCAGTTCAATATGTCCTGCAAGTGGGGGGACAACTCCTCCGTTAACAATACCTCCAAGTGGGGCTGTGTTATCCTTGTCAAATATGTTGTCTATTGCATCTTCGAGTTTTACAGTGTTCTTAGTGTAAAAGACGAATGAGAATAGACCATCATGTGAATGGATTGGATTGAACTCAGCATTGTTTGCGATGTTCACCCATAGTCCATTGATTTCTAGTTGTTCTTTAGGTATTCCTATTTGACATTGATCAACCATGGTCATAACATGGTTCATGATATGATCTTTTGTCTCATCGGACACTAAGTCCTCTATGAAGATTTGTTCCTCTACTCTTCCTGCAAGTAGTCCACCAACATCGTGGTTTGAAGACCCTCTCCGTTGCTGTATACAGTCGGTTACATGATCTAATATTTCGGGGTTGACTCCACCATGATATACAGGTGGCCCGAATGGACTGAACATCTGTCCTTGAATTTCATTTCTAGGAGGCTCAGGTGCATCAAGGTATATCTCATTATTGGGTGGTGGGTTGTCAAAATCAACTTTGATTCCTACAACGTTATTACCCTTATCAAATTGGTCTTCAGTATTCATAATATAGTCTTCCTCTTATACTGCCTTAGGCACATACTCAATTTTGACGAGACCCGACTTGGTACGTCTATCCAACTCATTCTTCACCTTCCGTTTCTGTTTAGGTGTCTTGGGGTCATTGTATGCTTTCAATAGTGTTTCTATTGATTGACATTTCATATACTGGTGAACTGTTGTTTTCTTGGATGTCCCTCTGGCAACGGTCACTGATGTTGGTGCAAATTTTACTGGCATGTCTTTCCCCTAGATGAACATCTCAATCAGTTGTAGTCCTAGACTGATTGCTGTTATTGTTGTTAAAATCTTTAATATTGTTATTTGTTTTCTCATTATCTTTCCTTTGATGATATGATAAGGAACACTGAGGCCCACAAAATATGTGGCTTCGATCTTGTGTGTAGTACTTAATCTCTCTTGCAAGAGTCTTCACTTGACACACTGAACACCTCAATAGTGTATCCATCTTGTTATTTTATGACGACCTTAGTAAATGTAGGGCCATCTGTTAATTCTTCTGTTGGTTGATCATCGAATGCATTGTGATCACTGTCTTCACTTCGGTTTTCACTGAACCAAACACCCAACATCCATTTTTCCCCTGCAGTAATAGGTAACACTCCAACACTTCTATAGGAAGGATTGTTAACGATTAGCATATCTCCAACGACATCGTTGATGATACTTGCATCTACCACCATGTTACCTCCATGGTAACCCTCCGATAGATTGAATAACACTAGTCCAGTGTCTTCTTCTTGGGATGTGTTAAATTCATATGAATCCACTGGATAACATATGATCTGTATATGACTAGGTTCTTCAAAGCAGTCACCTTCAGGTAAAAACTCTTCGACCCAATCATAGACCTTTTCGAAGTCTACGGTTCCCTTTACATCGGGTACAATGTTGTATACCTCGACATCATTATGGTCAACCTTGAACCTAGACGTTCCACCCTCTATTTCAGTCTCGTCCTCGGTAAAGTCCTGTCGTTGTGCTAATCCTATGATTGTGGCACATTGGTCTTGGTCTAGTACTCGTTCACCGAGTGTTAACATATTATTTTGCATGATTGTTTCCTGTTGTTGGGTGGAAGAATTGTACTTGACTAACTCTCCAGTTATCTCCACTATATTTAGTGTAGTCTTCGATATGAGCTCCATGCAACCTATTGCCGGGAAATATAACACATCGGTTAAATTTAGAAGGGATGATGGTATGCAACTCAAAGTCGTCTTGGCATGGATATAGTAATCCGTGGTGTTCATCGTTAGATATCCACTCACCATTATATACTGCAGTTCCACCACTCTCTTGTTTATCTAAGTAGACAAGCATGTTAAGTGTTGCTAGTTTGTTGGGGGTATCGAATGATGAATCCGTATGTGGGTAGTGTTGCATCTTGTTATCAAACTCAGTGATCGTTTGGAACACATTGAATTCGTGAATTATGTCCCAGTCGTATCTACCCTTATGGAAATGCTTTCTGCATATATCTAACAGTCGTTCCATCTCACCAAAATACTTCCTAGTGGGGTGTCCGACCTTATCAGTAATTCTGCAATCGTTGTATTCAATTCCGTTGGGGGATTTTCTCTCCGTGGAGTATTTCCACATAGGGAATTGACGAGCCATGACGAAATCATGTATTGCTTCGGGATTCTCATAGAAGTTGTCTATGGTAATTGTCAACCCATCAAATGTAGGTTCCCACTTCTCAGACATCTTGAATAGTTCATCATGGATATAGGTTTTACCTGTCATGGTTTATGTCCTCTTCAAGAAAATTATAGGACATGTTTCGTCCTGTTTTGTTGTTGTCTAATTCTGTTTTATGCCATAGGTTGAATGATATACTGATACGTTCATATCCTGTCTCTCTACCACCAGTTATGGCAGGTACGGCATGTTGTAGGTAAGATGGCCATAACAAGAACTCCCCTGTCTCGGGATATACACTCATTTCTGACTCAATTCCGTTAGTACCCATGAATTCGATTCTGTCCATACCTTCCCTAGTAACAGGACGATCAACTTGTTGTTGACCCGACAATGCCATTGCTGAAGGTGATGTGAACTTGATTGGTTGTGACCCTTCACCTGCCTTGACATAATATGTTCCACTCATTTTACAATTAGTGTGATTATGTGTCTCGTGGGCATGGTTACCAGTGTAAACATTAACCCATGCAAATAGGTGTAGGTCATTCCTTGATAGGTGACTTACTGGTATATTCAACATGTTCTGTATGTACGAGATATAGGTGTCTTTGCATATGTCTGAGAAGTCCTTGAACCAATCTAGTCCATGGGTCTCTTCACGAATGTCTTCATCGAAATAGGTAGTGTAATTTCTTGCTCTATCTTCCCCTGCACGTTCTTTGACCTTACGCACTAGTAGTCTACAATCAACTGCAATCTCGTCATGAGGTAACTCCATATGACCCCTTAAAAAAGGTGTTGCAAATACTGGTATGATCTCTCCATCTGCTGGTCGGAATGGTAATTTCGGTTCTACATAGGAATCAACTAAAGGTTCTGTCCATCTAGTATGTTGGATAGGTTGTTCGTACTCTTCTATTGCAAGTGTATGAGAATCAGCATTCCATTCTTGATCAGGCATACTGACTGTATCACTTCTTTTACTTGCTCCAAGTGGGTCTAATAGAACCCTCTCTCTTCTTGAAAGTTCTACCTTTGGTTCTTCCTTTGTGGGTGGTGCCGACTTAGGTCTCACAACTCGTCCTCATTTTGAATGAAGTAAAAGAGGAATGCGATAGTGGCTGCAACTGCAACAGTTGGTGTGTCCAGTGCATATATGAATGACCCTATAAAGTCCCATCCTGTTAACACGGATATTGCTATACATAGTCCAAATAATCCTGCAAGTAGTTTCCAAATCATTTCTTCCTAACCTCTGCAGCGATTGCTGGTTCGTCTTTAATGGTTACATTTCTGTAATATACAATGACCTCACCGACCTGTTGAATGTATCGTCTGAGTTCTTGGTTGTTCTGAATCATCACCTTGTAGTCACCCACAGTTGTTGCAACAAATACGATGTCACCACTGTTCTGTCTCTTCATCTCATCGATGAATCGATCTAGGTAGGTATAGCCTGGTGGCCATTCGGGATTCTCCCTCTCTGATAGTTCACATGCCTTTGGTCTTTTGTCTTCTACCTTCTTACAATTGTTTGCAATTCGAGCTTCGGATACGACAAACCATTTAGGTGCTGTCAAGTCCAAGGGTCTTGGTAATGTAGGTTGGATGATTTCGATTTCGACAGGCTTACTGACTATCTCAATCGTCTTCGAGTTAAATAACGAGCAACTACTGACCGTTAGTGCTAGTGTCAAGATCGCTAATGTTCTTAGTGTCATTTTCTATTCCCTCCAATACGTCAACAGTTCCTTTGTTGAATCTAAGTTCCATGAGGCCTGGTTTCATTTGTGCCAGTCTCTCAAAATTATGTTTGGATAGAATTTCTAAGTACTTAGACTTCTCTGCTTCTATCGCATTGTTCCTTCGAGTCATGTTCTGAAGAGATTGAGTCTGAACTGCAAAACTCTCCTGTACCACTCTAAGTGTTTCTTTCTGTTCTTCAACTGCACCTTCCAGTACAATGTTATTCCCAGCAAGTATTTGGTTCTCAGTATAGAGGTAGTAACTACCCAATCCGAGAACAAGTATGATTCCAATCAATAACTGATTCATTCTATATCTCCTCTATTTTATAGTCTAGTCCGCCTGATGATCGAATCTCAATCATCTTCTTGGTCTCCCAATCTCTAAACTTTAAATGTTTTTCTTTTTGTATAATAAGTTTACGTGCAGTGTAAACGGACTTATACATTTGTCCACCCACAGTGCTTGATTCCCTATACACGGTTATTTGGTATTCTCCTACGAAGAGGTTGTGTATCCACCCTGCAAATCGTTTGCAGACACCCCATAGACCTTTACCGAAATTCTTTCTACGCATTGTAGTCACTCCATCCTGTCAATATTATTTTCTCTCCACTCAATGGTGGATTTCCCCTATGGACGTGTGTAAAGTGCGCAGGCCACACAAGTAACGTCCCTTTTGTTGGTTTGAATCTGCATCGTTGGTGAAGGAACTCTGTCTCCCCACCTTCTTCTACATCATTCATATACAACATCCATGCAAGAACACGATGTTTATTCACATGTGAGTCTTGTTCATAATGCCATATATGATACCCTTCACCCTGCAATGTCTTTTGTATCTTTCCGTCCACTGATAACAAATCGATATCGTTACGCATACCATATGCTTTCTTATACATCGGTATAATTTCATCGTTTAGTATATTAAAAAACTCGTTTTGTGCGTCTGCCCGAACAATATCCTTTAGTCCATGGGATATTCGTGCAAGTGAAACGGATTCGTCTGATTTTTCTAGGACATCATGAGATAGGTCGTAGTCCTCTCTTCGTGAGGTGTGACCAAGTGACGAGTAATATTCGAATGTATCCGTAATATCCTGCATCATATTTTCATCTATTGCATCGTGAAACACACCTATGTGATCACTCCGCTTTTCAAACTCTGCCATAATTATACCTATATGCAACAATACAGGGACATCTTCCCTGTATTATTATTTAGTGTGTTTTAACTTAACTGTTTCTTAAAGCCTTTAACTGGTTGATTGTATCTTCTGCACTTACGTGTAGGATACCTATTCCACCATGTTTAACCCATGAATCAAGGTTCTTCTGTCTGTCGTCAATGAGGATACTTCCTTCCATTGCAAACATACCTTTCTGACTACCTGTCATGGTGCAAGTGACAACAACTGTTGGACTTACATATTCTTTAATCCACTCTTGTTTGTCCCAAACTACTAATTCTCTGTTGACGACACCAGCTGCAGTGAGTATTTCCCACGGTAGGTTAGTGTGTCTAATGTAACCAACTAAGTCCCACATATCGGGCATAGGTGGTAGACTTCTGAATAATCTCTTGTTCGTTAACTCTTCTTTTCTCTCATCATAATCATTATGACCTTGGTCTGTATTAGGGAATGCTGTTCCTGTTAAGGTCTCCACTCCAGTATTGAAATCTGCCAATACTCCGTCCATGTCTACAAATATTCTTTTCACATTTTCTCCTTTGTTTATCTCTCTCTTTCTCTCACTCATGATACTATTATAACACTAATGGGGCGTCACTGTCAAGTCTTTTCTCAAAGATTTGACGAACACTCGTTGAATGCTTCTACTCCTGTAAAGGTCTGTAGTACCACTGAATAGTTAGAGAAATCTCTCTGTTCACACTCTTCTTGAATTGAATTTGAATGGGGGTTGTACCTGTATCTCCACTGACCATTAGAGGAACTTCCACTCTCTACTATTAGTACATCTTCGGTATAAAGTAGGTAAAGATTGCCATCAACCCCTGTCATGGTTTTGTCTAACGCGGTGATGTCGGTGTATATCTGTTGTAGATCAGCAGGGTATCTTGTTGACATGATCAATGGTAAATCTATGTTGAAATATGGGTTGGATACGTTCCTCATTTGCAGTTCAAATCCCTCATATGAGGTTACTGTCTTCTCAATCCTTTTGACATTTCTTGCACTCTCATCGACTGAGTACTCTAATATAGCACCATCACTATCGGGTAGAAACCTAACAAATGTCTTGTTCCAACTGACCCCAGCAACATCTTTGACCTCTTCGATAGAGATGTGAATCTTATGATTGTTGACGATAGATGTGGCATTACCCCATTCTTCATAGTTCTCTGATATCTGCACTCTAGAGTTGTCCTCTAGGTTCTGTAATGTGATTGATATAGGTAGACTATTTGAATCTAGTAACTGACCTAGTGAATTGCCTCTGAGACCATAAAAATGGTGTTGTCTATTATATCGGAAGTGATCATCTTCTACTGTCGAGGTCGTCTCGTTTTGTATATCGAATGTAACGTCTGAAAAGGTATCGTTGTTTAGTATTAATGCTATCACATTGTCTTGAAGCATTCCTCGGAATCCCATGTTATAGGTTTCTTTGAGTACCCCTTCGATGTCGTGAAGTGTACCAAGAAAATCAACGATCTTCTCACCGATTGCTTGTTGGGTAATGTCATTGGATGCAATGAAATCATCATAGAAATACATCCTATTGATGTCAAAGTTTTGTTCTAGATTATATAAGAATGTATTGACTTCAGCTTTGATATCTGAACCCAGTTGATTTGCAATTGTACCACACCCATCTGCAACATTGATATTCGATGTTAATTTATCATTGATAGACGATGTCAACATCGTGGTGAATGGGGTTACGTTGGCCTTGGATGCACTGTTCTCATGAGGAAAATACATCATGGTATATGCAGTGTTTACATATCCTCGGGTTGAGTCAATTGCACCTACTGGTACTTCTGCAACTCTAGGACGATTCATTCCACAAGTCTCGGTGAAACCTGTGATTGCACTAAATCCTGCTGAATCAAATTCGTATTCATATGTACTTGAATTGAAGACTCCCGAAGGTTCTCCTGCATCTTGTATCAAATTGAAGTTGAAATCAACGAAGACGTTTGCACCCTCTACATATCCATCAATGACCAATGTCTTAAACATCGGTGATGTACTAGTAGATACGGGGCTTGGTAATTGTAATTGTGCTAGTTCGGGAGCAATCTCATTGCCTCCACCACCACACGCGACTAAACCAGTAAGTACTGGAACTATTAGTAAGTTTTTCATTTAACACCTCTCATGTATACATCTATTATACACTCTTTAGAGGGGTTTGTCTAGGGGGTTTTACTCGTTGAGTCGGTATGCAAGGGCCTCTGCTTCGACCTCATCAATGGGTTGGTGCATTATCACTTGTCGGACATGTACCATTTCATGAGCCAAGGTTATGTACCTTTCGTCATCAAACTTAACAAACATCTCCATATAGATATTGATGTTTGCCTTATGGGGGTAGTCAAGGAATCCCTGTCGTTTATCGGGATGGGGTAGTCGGAATATGTTTAGTATAACCTTTGAGTCTTGGATGTCCAGTAGGTTTGCAAACTCTACTGCTCTATCTCTCATTTTCTCATTGTTACATAAGATATTCATGGGTGGTTAATCCTCGTATTCCTCAAGCTCTTCCATGTTATCCTCATCGACATCTGTTCCACAAAATGGACATACATCAATAGAATACTGATATGAATCCATCTCGTGTATGATATCACACTCCGATTTACATGATTCACAAAATAATTTAAATTTCATCTTGGACTTTATCTCCTATTATATCTTTCCAAAGGTTCTCATATGATTTAGGCTTACCATCAATTGTTGCATATGGAAGTTTTCTTCCTTCAGTCTCTTCAAGTGTAAAATCCAAATGCAGTTCCTTAAACCTAACCTCGTTCAATTGGATATTTAGACTCAATAGCATATGCCTGATTCTATCATCCTCTATCGTCTGTTCGATTTCCTTGTTTAAGTATGCAATGTACTCACTCATCTTTCAAATACCCACGTTTCCAATTCTGTAAATCCACCAATGATCTCTCCGTCCATACGGATTTGGGGGAATGTTCTAGCAGTAGGGAATGACTCCATTAACTCTTCACGAGTAAAGTCTTCACCTAGTTGTTTATATGTATACGAAAGACCTTCTCTCGTACATAGTGCCTTTGCTTTATCACAAAAAGGACACTGAGGTTTACCAAATATTTCAATCATAATTCAAAGTCCGAAAAGGTGTTGTCATCAACATCCTGTTTAATGCCACCAATAAGATACGATTCAATCTCGGTCTCTTGGGGTGCGTTTTGTAATCCTCTACTATTAAACCAATGGTTCGTCCATGGTAGAGGGTTGTTAGTTGAAGAGATATCGAATATCGGTTGCATACCAATTGCACGTAACCTTTTATTGGCAATATACTCCACATAGTTTCCAAGTAGTCCTACCGACAATCCGATCATCGACCCATGTTTGAATAGGAACTCTGCCCACTCCTTCTCTGAGTCAACTGCATCTTGATACATCTGATACACTTCTTGTTCACAATCTTTCATCACCTTATTCATGACACTATTGTTCTCATGTTTTTGATAACACTTAAGTATGTGTTGTGTGATTGCTAGATGTTGTGATTCATCCCTTGCAATCAGTGATATGATCTTTGCACTACCTTCCATCATCTTCAGTTCTCCGAATCCGAATGAACATGCGAATGATACGAAGAATCTAATCCCTTCTAGGATGTTGACACTTATTAATGCAAGATATAATGCCTTATATAAGTCGTAATCTTTAATGTCCTGACCTATCAACTTTCGTCTACCTAGATCAATGAACTCATCATACTTTTGTGTTACTGCTTCTGCACGAGCAACGATCGCTGGTTCGTCCAGTATGGTGTCAAAGATTTCACTTGGGTCACTATAGATATTCTTGATTATGTGAGTGTAACTTCTTGAATGTATTGTCTCCATGAAATCCCATGTAATGATACATGATTCCAATTCGGGTATTGTAACGAATGGTAGGAATGCAATTGCGGGAGCTCTACCTTGAACACTATCGAGTAGTGTTTGGTATCTAAGGTTAGAGGTGAAGATGTGTTTCTGTGCCTCGTTCAATCGGGCATAGTCTGCTCTATCTTTCTGTAAGGATACCTCTTCGGGTCTCCAAAAGAATGACAACTGAGTCTGAGTCAACTTATCAAATACTGGGTACTTGAATGTATCAAATCTTTGTGTGTTCAATTCCTCTCCAAAGAACATCTTCTCTTTGGTGAAATCTATATTTTTCTTGTTAAAAACTGTCATCTATGTTTTTCTCGTTGATGGTGGGGCTAGTGTTAAGTGTTTGTAATTGTTTACGCAATCGGATGGTGTAAATCCATCTATCAAATGTCTGTTGTCCCAACTCTCCATAGCCTTGTTATATTCGGGTCTCACACGATCTGTATCTTTTTCCTCTGAGTGATATATATCATTATACCCATCGTAACAGTAAACAGGTGCTTTACGAGCATCTGCACCTCGTTTTCCTTCCATTGTTCCGTGAGGCATGTTCTGTAAACTCCCTGCAATGTTCACAAAGTGAAGGAACATGTGATAACTGTTTTTACCTAGGAATTTGTCTCTGTAGTGAACTGCATTAGGGCCCTGATATAATAACACATCACCCACTTCAAGTGAGATACAAGATGCATCACGTTTACGTGATGGAATTGCTTGTGTTAAATTATAAAGGTCTTCGTTAGAACCATCCCAGTCAACCCAGTTTCGTGAGTTGTCTACCCAAATCTTCCAAGGTTTCCCATCGTCTGATTCATATCCTAAACATATTGTCGTAGATATTTCACAAGATGGTCTGTCGTGATGTGCTTTGAGGTATGCACCTCTGTCGTATTTCCTAGTGTATGCATAGGTGGGACAAAGTTTGATGTCCAATACGTCATCTAATGCATTATGCATCCAAGCATGTAATCCAACTGAAGGTGGAAATTGGTAACATCCATTGGATTTAAATAACGAATCTTTAGGGGAATCTTGAATGATGTCCTCTTCCCTTGCAAAGAATGATTCATTCCACCTATCATTCCTCTCAATAGTCTTCCATGTGTCCAGTGTCATCTTAATGATGTCTTTGGGTATGAAGTTCCTAAGAATCACGTATCCATTTTGCATGAATTCCCATGTCATCTCATTCGTATAACCCTGAACCTTTATTTCATCGGGGTCTATTGCAGATAACTTTACGTTCTTTTTATCATATTGCACAGGCATCGCAGTCTTCCCCATCATCTATAATCTCACCTTGTGGTAAGGGTTCATCTTTAATCACGTCTTCAGTCTTACCATCCATAGTGTTTTGGTAGTAAGATGTCTTCCATCCATATTTGTAAGTATTCAATAAGTCTTTTGCCATGACCGATACTGGTACTTCATTGTTATCAAAATTCTCGGGATTGTAACTCCAGTTACCACTGATTGCTTGGTCAAAGAACTTCTGCATCACTGCAACTGTTTTAATGTATCCCTCGTTATCAGGCATATCCCATAGTAATGTGTAATTGTTTTTCAGTATAGAATACTGAGGTACTACTTGTTTAAGTGTTCCTTTTTTGCTCTTCTTGACACTTAGGTAGTCTCTTGGTGGTTCTATTCCGTTTGTTGCATTAGAGACGACTGAGGACGATTCTGAGGGCATCTGAGCAGTAAGTGTCGAGTGTCGTAATCCGTGTACTTTAATCCGTGTTCTTAGTCTTTCCCAGTCCATTTTTAGGACATTAGGTACGATTGTATCTACTTCTTTCTTATAATGATCTATTGGTAATTTCCCTTGTGCATACATGGTTCTATCGAACCAATCACATTGACCCTTCTCGGATGCAATTTGATTAGACGCACATAGTAAATGATACTGAAATTCTTCTGTAAGATCATGCACCAATTGATGTGCTTGGGGGTCATCATACTTGACCTTGTTCTTTGCAAGGAAATGTGCAAGACCGATGTAACCAATTCCTAGTGATCGTCTTGCAAGAGTTGATCTCTTTGCAGCTTCTACTGGGTATTCTTGGTAATCAATTAGTTCTTCTAATCCTCTTACTGCAAGATCACATAGACCTTGTAGTTCATCCATCTTAATGATGCCTACGTTGATTGCACTTAGAATGCATAGTGCAATCTCACCTTCACCATCAATATGTGTGATAGGGTCGGTGGGAAGAGTGATCTCTTGACATAGGTTACTCATGTAAACTTTGTCTTGGAAACTACTATGGGAATTGCAATGGTCTATATTCATAATATAAATCCTACCTGTCTCAGCTCGTTCTTTCAACATAGCCGTAAACAATTCCCTTGCACTAATCTTCGTTTTAGGTACTGAAGTTGCTCTCTCATACTTTTCGTAAAGTTCATCAAAGCCGTCAGTTCCAAATGCCTCATACAAGCCTGGCACTTCGTGGGGTGAGAATAATGTGATGTCTTCGTTCTTCAAGAATCTCTTATAGAACAGTTCAGATAACTGAATAGAGTAATCTAATTTTCGTACTCTGTTATCTTCGGTTCCTTTGTTATTCTTTAGGACGATGATATCACCGATCTCTTGGTGCCAGATAGGGAAATGAACTGTTGCACTTCCTCCTCTCACACCATTCTGAGTACAACATCTTACTGTCGTCTCGAATTTCTTTAGGAAAGGTATTACACCAGTATGCTGTACCTCTCCACCTCGTATTTTTGAACCAAGTCCTCGTATTCGTCCTGCGTTAATTCCAATACCAGCTCTTTGTGCAACGTACCTTCCGATGGCCATATCTGAGGAAAATATACTGTCGAGGGAATCTGCAGAGTCAACCAAAACACAACTCGCAAATTGTCGTAATGGTGTCCTGACCCCTGCCATAATGGGTGTGGGTATGTTAATTTTGTACGTGGATATTGCATCGTAATACCTTTTGATATATTCTAAACGGTTGTCTTCGGGATAGTTTCTGAACAATGTCATTGCAATCAACATATACATGAACTGAGGTGTCTCAAACAACGTGTTGTCTGACCTGTCCTGTACTAGATACTTGTCTACGATCTGTTGTAGACCAGCATAGGTGAATGTCACATCTCTTGAATGTTTGATCACCCGATCTATTTGTCCTATTTCTTCTTTGGTGTATGACTTGAGGATGTCCTTATCATATACACCCTTACTGATATTCCTTTTTATGATATCATAAAGTGGTGGATAGATTGTTGAGTCTTGCCACTTAGTGTTGAATACAGATTTCTGTACTCCGAATAGTAATAGCCGTGCAGCAACGAACTGATAATTTGGATGTTCCAAACTAATTAAATCCGATGCTGACTTGACTAATATTTGTTGAATGTCTTTTGTAGTTATACCATCAAAGAATTGAAGACCACTGTTCATTTCAACCAGTGATTCTGATACTCCTGTAACGTCTCTACATGCTTTCTCCACCATCTTATGAATCTTATCTAAGTCAATGTCTACCCTGCTTCCGTCTGACTTAAGTACTCTAAATGGTGCGTTCATATCTTTTTATATTCCTTAAAATTAAGTTTAGCACTTAATCCTGTGTAAGTGCAAGAGTCTATTATAGAACAGATCACGTCACTTGTCAATCCGTTAAGTACCATTTCATTGATATCTTTTAGATCGGTAACACGTCTGTCATTCCATATGCAAACTTTGTATCCGAGATCAATAACTTCTTCAATTTTTTTGAGAATCTCGAAGTTACGAGGTTCATTATCGAATACTAGTACTGCCTTATCTTTAATGGTTTGGTCTATCTTCTTAAAATCACTACCACCTACTGCAATTGCATTCGGTAGAAATAGACTGTCTAGTGGCCCTTCGGTCACATAAATTGTTTTTGTTTTGTCCACTTTATTCAAATTGAAGATCAGTGGTGCATCTTCGTTAAATCTCATCGTTAAATATCTAAGTTTAGAGTTATTAATTGCTCTCCCACTTAGACCTAATAGTTCTCCCCTCTCCGAATAGAATGGTATTACTATCCTAGGGTCGTTACCCAAAACTCTGTCCTTATACTTATCGTCAAGGAATGCAAGGTTCTGTGGTTTATCCGTGAACCATAGATCACTATAGTGATGTGAAGGAACCATTCTTGCCTCTAGATACTCCCTTGCAACCGTAACTTCGGAGCAAGGTTTCATTAGAAATTTTAGATTCTCGACTGACATGATATCATCTTTATTTAGTAATTCTTGTTTTGGTTGAAACTTGAAACTGTTACTTGACGGCATCTTATGTCCACTTGCATGAACCTTTGGTTTGCGTCCACTTTCCTTCAACCACTCCTTTATATATTCTTTATGAATGACTGGGAAATGATCTTTAATGAAGTTTACGGACGATGTACTTTTACCACAATTGTGGCATTTATAGACGAACGATTGCTCCACGGTGAAATGATATCCACGTGCTTTAAAGGTGTTTTTAGAGGAGTCTCCACAATAGAGACATCGGTGATTTAGGGTGTTGTCACCCTTCCACTTTGCCATGTCCAATGAGGACACGATCATACTCAAATATTTTCGTTCTAACCATAACATAAGTACCATTATACATGATACTTGTGCTATTGTCTAGAGGGTATTAACTATGCGTCAATAATAACTTGGATTTCAACAAGGGAAGTATCCCATGATGTCTTACTTGCGTCGTATCCAGTTTTTTGAATATTGTCTGCAGCCATATCGTCATAACCTTCGGGTTTAACTGGTGGGTTTGCTGTCAAAAACTCTTTAATTTCTGGTGGTGTTAATGTACTTACTACTTCATCTCCGTCTGCCATTTCTTTCTCCAATTGGGGTTTGTAAAATTACTTATTATTTAGGTTCTTCCATATTTCTAACCCGACTTTTTGGGACTTGTAAAACATATCTTTGCTCAATAACAGGTGGTTTCTTTTCTTCTACTTCTACTTTTCTAGTCCCTATAAGACCTACACTGGTTATCAGTAGTAGAACTGCAAGAGGGTCGAATACAAAGATGAGTGCAAATATCACCCATCTTACTGCGTTGTCTAGGTATTCAGTTGCTCTGTCCTGTCCATAGATTACCTCTGCAACATATTTAATAGGGCCGATCTCACCTTCCTGCATGAGTTGTTCCCTTTTAAGTGGCATCATCTCTTCGTTATATGCAACCACTTGATCTATTATACCATCCATATCGATTGCGATCAACCCCCTTTCTTCCTTTTGTCTACGATCAATGTAGTTACGGTCTTTGGGTTGTGCAGTGTTGATGATAGTGTCGAGTCCCTCAAGTCTATTCTCTAGTCTTAGGAGTTTACCCTCTTCACCTGCAATTCGTTTCTCTATGATTGATAACTCTAGTGAGAATGAGTCACCCTGTAGTGTTTGTTCGATGTTTGCTTTTGATAGGAATCCAAAGATACCTAATGAGGTGATTAACATTAACACTACGACACTAGTAACTAGATACCACTTCTGCCACTTGATCTTATCCCAAAACAAGTGTAAGTATGCAGCCGTTACGAGTTTACCGAACTCTAATACCCCTGCCATAACCACCACTTCCATGTATGCTCCTGCAAATATAGTTGCAAGACCAATAACTGAGAAATACGCTGCGATGAACGCAATCAATATAGAGGTAGATAAGGCGAGGTAATTCAAAAAGTTCATAAATTATACGTTTGAGTTTCTTTTGATCAAGTCGAAAATCTGAGAAGGTTCGTAAACGTCCTTCCCTTTCTTCTTCTTCTTGACAATAGGCTCATGGGTAGATGTCGCACTACCTGTCGCGTTCATAGGTGCATCTTCCCACATCTTGAGATTTGCATAGATTTGTTCTTTTTTAGTATATGTCATCGCCAGTCACCAGTACCCTATCTTCTCCGATATATCCTATGTACACTAACATTCCAAATATATTAGAATGTTCCTCATGTATATTTATAAGCATCTTCTCGGGATAGACAGTTTCGTTTTGTTCTTTTAGGGGTCTTCGAAGTCTGTATGTCTTCTCAATTTCGACTGAAGGGACATCTGCAGCTTCAGTTAGTTGTTCCATGAACACTAGATCATTGTCTTTGAGGTGTCTGTAGAACTTCTCACACAACTCTTCCATCTGATCTTCGTTTATCTTAGTCTCTTCTTTCAGTAACAACAATGCAATGGCATAGGATGCGAATGCAGATTTACCGAAAGGAACCTTTTGTATGATTCGTTTGAGGTTGAACACTAGTCTATGTAGTAAGGTGTAAGACTGTTTATCTTCTGAAGTCTCTATCTCTCTATCATAGAGTCTACCACCCTTCTTATCTATGATACCCAATTTATATGCATCAAAATCTGTCCACTTGGTAGTGAGCATTTTAAGTGTTCGGAAGACTATAAGTGTATCAATGATTCGGGACATATAGTTATTTAGGTTGTTTTAAACCTCTAAGTTTGAAATGGAGCCCCCAATCTGATTCGAACAGATCACCTACTGCTTACAAAGCAGTTGCTCTACCGAATGAGCTATGGGGGCCGAGATTAAAGTTCTGTTAGTTTTTGTGTAAGGTGTTTGTCTACTGGGATTTTAGTGTCAAAGTCTAGTGTAACGTAACCTAGGTACAATAACATCGTTTTAATAGATGCCCAATATACATCATCCTTTATCTTGAATCTCAACATTCTCATAGATGCATCGAATCCGAATACATTGAGAATAGTTATAACATGGTTTAACATCAAACGTTCTCTCAATTCACCACTCTCGTGGTATCTGAAAAGGAGACGTTTTAGATATCGGAACCTACGAAGGTCTTCATAAAAATCCTCAATGTCTTCACATTGAGGGTCATCGTAGTGTTGTAATGCGAATGCATTAAAATTCTTAATAGTTATCTTGTCAAATAGACCCATAATATATCATAATGTAATTGGTTTGTCTTTTATTTAGACGAGTGAACCATAGACTTTAAAGCATCCTGTTTCTAATTTCTCTATTTTTAGAGATAATGTGTAGGACTCTGAACTAGTGTCAAACTCATCAAATGCAGTATCTACTGTCTTACCGAATGATTCATTTCTGACGAAACCGATGGAATGAGTTCCACCTTGTGAAAAATCTAGGACTGACTCCATCTCGTGTTCTGCATCAGCTTCAACAACTACTCTTGATAGTCCGATTTGAAGTAATTTTGCTTCCATCTGATTGAATGCAGCTTCAGGATTCAAATACTCTGTAGTGGCACAATGACCTAATACGGCATTAACTCTTGACTTGATAACTGAATCAGTAATATCATATGCTGATTGCTCTGAGATTAGTCCTGATTCTGTTATAAAACTTTTAAATGTTTTCATATTCTTATCCTATTTGTGCAACACCAACACCAAGTACTTCTGCATGAGCAGCGTATACTTCGTCTTTAGGGTTCTTGTTAACTACTTCACTTGAACCTACACCTAGTGTAAATGTTCCGATTGTTACGTTGGCAACTGTCTCGACAGTTACTACTCGTGCAGAGGCACCACTGTTATGGACTCTAACTGCGGAACTTAATCCGAAGTTAGAACCATTGGTAGTAGAAGTTCCACATGCAGCTTCTGAACTTAATAATTTAATTTTCATCCGATTATGCTACTGCTGTGATTGTACCAGCTGCTGTGCCGATACCTGCTATTGAAGTAATTGTACTTACTGTTGAAGTACCTTTGTCTTTAATAGTTCCACCAGCCAATGCAAGTGGATTAACACCGACAGTCAATACGTCATTTGCAGCGATAGTTGCTGATGCAGCTGACACGACTAATGCGAATGTTAGTTCGTTAGTACCTGTACCAGTTGTGTATACTAATGAATGAGGGCCTCTTCCTGAACCTGTACCTTGGTTACCGTTAGTAACTGCAAGTGTAGGATTGCCCACAACATCAACTGCTTCGTTGAATATAACTTTCATAGATAGTGTTGAACCAGCTGACACATCATGTGTAGTAGAAATCCAATCTATATCGGTAATATCAGCAGCACCTAGTGCAGTTGTAAGACCCGATGAAGACCATGCAACAAGTGTTTCAGTTCTAACTCTAGAACCTACTGTTGTTGCCAATTCCCAACCATGTGGTTTTGCCTGTGTTTTTGTTTTCTCTGCGTCAGATAACCAATTAGGTTTAGACTCTGTTCCGCTTGTATGTCCCCATAATGCCATTTTACTTCTCCTGTTTATCTGTTTGCGACTTTTAGTATCGCATCAAATGTTTTTTTGAAGGACTTTATATCCTTTTGTAATAATCCTAAGTATTTAGACCTGACTGGGGTCTTAAGACTCATTAATACTGTGTAAACTTTGGATGCATCATCATGCTTAATCTTAAGCTTTTTCATGTCATCCGTTCTTACTTCCGTATCCTTTTTTGTGTCATCTATACTTGCAAGTTGTGTTAAGACATTTGCATCGGGACGTAATTGCATTCCCCTTGCTGTAGATGATAGAGCAGCTATTGCACTATTGACTACATCGTCTTCACTTGCTTCGGCATATTTGCCACCTGCCATCTTAGATATCTTATCTAACATAGACCTTAATTCTTCTTCAGTCTTTGCCTTTCCGACTGCACGAGCAATCTTCTTGTTACCAGCATCAGACATCATTCCAAAGTCTGCCCGTTTCTCGGTCATAACCTTGTTGATCTTCTTGGCTTCACCTTTGATGTACCCAAGTCTCTTCAATTTCTCTTTGAAGATTTTATATCTTGCGTCAACTCTATCCATAAGGACTAATCTCGTTTACTTAGAGCAGTTGCATGGAGTGTTACCACATCCACAGTCTTCTTTGACTTCTTCACCTTTCTTTTTAGCGATTGCTTTTTTTAGTGCTGGAGGTAATTCACCTTCTTTGACATCTTCTTTGTCTTCGTCTTCACCTTTCTTTTTAGCAATTGCTTTTTTTAGTGCAGGAGGTAATTCACCTTCTTTGACATCTTCTTTGTCTTCAGAATCGTCTTCTTTACCTTTCTTCTTGTCTATGTGTTTTTGAAGAGCAGGTGGAAGTGTTCCTTCTGATTTTGCACCGTCTTTACCTTCTTCGTCTTCACTATTCCAATTGTCTTCTACGTATGCAAAGAATTCTTTCTTCTTGTCATCTTTCAATTCTGCTGGAGATGTAACACCAAATTTCTTTAATGCACCAGCAAAGAACTTCTTATAAGCAGCGGAAGATTCTACAACTTTCTTAGACGCCTCTACTAGTGAGTCTGTTAATCCAAGTCCGTATCCGTTAAATGCTTTGTTGATCATTGTTCAAGTTCTCCTTTATCGAAGTAATCAAACAATTTTTGTTTGTTATCTTCAGTGAGCTCCATAGACTTTGCAAGTCTACCAAGCATGTTTTTTTCTGTTAGTTTTTGTACTGTTTGAATTGCTTCATCTTCTGCAACAACTTCTTCAAGTGCAGTTAAGACATCTTCAGGAGAAGCCTCAACGACTTCTTCAGTGAACCCTTCTAGTAAGGAATCGATCTCGTCCGATAATAACTCATCGTCTGTTTTTTCAACGATAGGTTGCTCTTTAAGTCCTGTACGAACTTGTTCGAGTATCTCTTTCCAATTTTCTGATTTAAAACTCATATGTTTATTTATATAATTCGGATTCCCGAACTTATTCTCCTTCGTTTATATCAAATATTCCTAGAACCCAGTTTTCACCGAGATTTTCTGCAAATATCTCCGAATGGTTATGGCACTTCCGTGTTGCTAACCAATCATTCTGTTCATGCAAATCTACTTCATACCCTTTTGGGGTCTTAAATACTTCTGCATATCTACCAATACCACGATAAGTATGGCATAATTCTCTTCCTTCCATCATTCTCTCCTACCCATATATTTAGGTGGTAAAGTTTAACCCATATATGGTGAAAGAATAGCTTGCATGGCATCAGAGTCATGTTTCTTCATGATGTAGTAGATTTCGTCTCTTACGAATGTGTCCATTCTACCCCAAACTTTGTCCCACGTATCAGAACCCTTCCTACTAATGATTGCTGGTTCCCCATCATCACTCTCTACTTCAATGCCCTTTTTAAGTTGTGCTATGATTGCACCAACTTCTTTGTCATTGATGGTCTCTGCCTTCTCTAATTTCTTTAGGTCGGGATAGACTTTTGAACTGATTTTTAACGTAGACTTAACAACTTTCTCTAAGATTTCCTCTTCACCCATGTTAAGTTTAGGTTTTTTATACTTTCCTACTGGTGATTTAGCTTTGTTTCTATCGACTGATTCTTTAAAAGTAAACCCAATCTTAGGTAAGGTGTTCTCACCATAGTTTGCATAGTCTAATGCTTTCTTAACAGATTTGGCCTTTGAAAGACCCTTCTTAAGTTTCTCAATTTTCTTGATTGCAAAAGACATAGCACCATCGTGATCAAGTGCAATTTTTACTGCTAATTTCTCGAACTGGTCTGTGACCTTGTTCTTTCTAAAGTATACAGATATCTCTTGACCTGTTAGTTTACTTCCTGACATAGAAGGTTTTTCAGTTAAGTTCTGAGACTCTTCTTTAATTCCTTTTCCTACAGCAGTGTCGTATAACTTCTTACCGTCTGCACCTTTTAGAGTCGTTGCATCTGTCGGGTTAGAAACTGCTTTGTATTCTGAACCTTCTTTCATACCCATAATACGTTGTGCAAGACCTACAAGTTTTTTAACATCGGAGTTTTCCATGTTTGCTTTGTTCTTGTCATTTACCTTTTCGTATGCTTGAGTGATAACACTTGCAGTGAACATGTCTACCATGATTCCACCGATTTTCTTTGCACCCTTAGTGTTAACGATTTCTTGAAAAGCAGGTATTAGGTTCTTACCTTCAGTGAGTACTTCTTCTTCTATAATATCCATGTTTTCTCCTTCAACCGATTCGTTTCTTCTCTTCGGTTTTTGACTGTAATAGTCTTTTAAAAATGATTTTGCCATTGATAAAGGAATCTTATATTCCTTTGCAAGGTCTTTTGCAGATATTCCATCTTGGATATCTACTAACATATCTGACATCACACCTTCTTCTAGGAAGATACCATGTTCGATTGCAGATTCCATAACGAATGATTCATCGAAATGAGAACCTTGTCCACTAGTAGATGGGTCTCCGTATGTTGACTTACCTCGGACAACACCATCAAGTTTTCTTAGGTTTGATTTAGTTCCATCTAGTTGTACTAGTGTAACACCACCACTACCTTTTGTGAACTTAACTTTCAACTTCATCAACTTGGCTGCACTTGTGAATGCATCTGATTCGGGTTTTTGGATACCTTTAACTTGGTATACGATCTTCTCTTCTGAGATAGTTTCTTCTCTTAATCCTTTTAGGTTACCACGGTATTTTATTTTACCTTCTACGGCTTCGTCTTCACCAATTACTGCACCTTTCAATCTTCGGGAATCTGAAGGAGTTGCTTTATCCCAACCACCACCGTGGTCTTCTGCAGTCTTTAGTTTACTTAATGAAACATATAGAGGTTGTAAGTCTACACCATCATCATAATCGGATGTTTTACTGTAAGATTTGTCAATCATAAGACCGACTTTGTATGCACTTGAACCTTCTTGAGGTGTTGAGTAAACTGGTTTCTGTTTGATTTTATTTGTTCTACAATATGCATCAACCATCTTCTTTGCAGTTTCAAAGTCCTTCTTATTCTCTTCTGAAGTGACTCTGTCTCCTTTACCACCTCTGAATTGAATGTAGAAATCTACACATCTAGAATATACTTTATCTGCATAAGGTTTGAAATTCTCAGAAACATCTTCTTTAATTTTACCTTTAACTATATCTTCAAGGTCACGAGACAACCAATCAAAAAACTCATCGGGGTTATCAGTCTTAATTTCATTGTTGTCCATTGCCCAAGTTGTTAGGTCATCTTCTGCTTTCTTACCTGCCGACCCTGAGAATGATAAATCACCAGTTTTGTATGCTTTTGTAAGTTCTCTTTTATGTTTCTTGAAGATATCTTTTATCTTCATTGATTCTTCAACTGATTCTTTCTTGTCCTTGACTGCATTCATATAGCCTGGCAATACCGCTGCTTTTGGGTCACCCATGTTCTTTGCACCTTTCTTTAGTGCCTCTGAACTGTTTCGTGCTTTAACTACTACACTACGACCTTTCTTTAATTTGTTGATGTCTTTGGTTACTGTTACTCTCCAAAAATCCATTCCTTCCATGAATGCTTCGACTTCTTCGTTCACGTCTCTTACCGTGAAATCTTCGTTGTAAGGGAATCCCTTTAATGGGTTGTCAAAAACCTGAGAGAAATTCTTTGATCGTTCTTTCTTCTTCTCTAAATTTTTTGCAGCTGAAAGTTTTAGATACTCATCAACCGTCTGGCCTGGGGTATCACCTTTGTATGCAGCTGCAATATCTTTAGTACCCACTTCATGGACACCGTTGTTTTTCTTATTTCCTGACATTTGGTAATGCTCCCTTTTCTTTTAATTTCTTCATTCTTAGTCTAGGCTCTTTCCTGTTATAGTTTTGAGACACTAGGGATAAGTTATTCTTATCATTGTTTAGTGGGTTGTTATCCTTGTGATGCACATCCTTACCATCACCTGCTTTGGCCTTACCCTCTTTTTCCATTTGTCTACGAGCTCTTTTTCTCGCAGCGTTTCTTTCCATCTGTTCGGGTTTACCAAGGTAGTTTTCCCTTTCTTTCTTGTAATCCCTTCCTTCCGACATGTGGTATCCACTACCATCACAATGAGTACACTCTTTATCGTCTACTTCACCAGAGCCTTTACATTCGGGACAAGTCACCTTTGATTCTTCTTTAGGCACACAATTTGGAACTTGTTTACCGTTCTTCTTCTTCATACCCACTTGTTTATGAGAATCCCAGCAAGGGTCTTCCTCATTGATTAGGTCTTCTTCTACTGACTCTCCAAACTTAAGGAATAACTTACCCTTCTCTTGTGCTTGGTCTGTTACCTTATGACCAACCATTGCACCTATAGTGTTAATCATACCCAATCCTTTTTCAGGATTTTTATTGTATTCTTTGTCTAATCGTTCTGCAACTTTCTTAGTGATCAATTTAATGATATCAAAAGCACTTGTTACGAGTTTACCTTCCTCTACTTCAGACTCCTCGTTCTTGTTCTTATTCTTTGCATCATAGTCTTTGATAGACTTTTTTGCAGACTTCATCATTCTTTTTTGATGGGCCTTTTGTTGAGACTGAT